GGACCGCAGCTAGAACGTCTGGGATATGGATACTAGTGGAGGCCATATTTGAAAACGTATATAAGCATAAATTGAGGTCTATATAGTGATTAGACGTCTCCTCTATATACGCGCGATGTTTGCTCTTGATAACTTTCTGCTTCAGTACTCAAATTTGGTTTCGCAGCGCCGAGTCGCTGGCGGTTCCGAAGCCTCTTCTGAGGCGCTCGAGCTGGAGCTCCGCTTCAAGCAGATCGACCACGATGACTTTCTCAAGGTCATCGATCTGCTCGTGGACGAGGGTCTCACCGCGCGCGTAAGTCGCTCTGTGGTTTTCCTCGTTCGCGTGGACGACAAGGACGCCGAGAGCATTATCCGCGAGATAACGTTCTCGCCGGAGGGCAAGTCCGACAGCTACCGCCGCAAGACCAACGTGATCGACGCCGTGCACGACGACTCGAAGATCGTCCCGTACAAGATCTCGTGCTGTCTTGAGCGCGAAGAGGGTTCCTGCGACATTAGCAAGTGCTCCATGATCCGCGTGAAGGTCCGCATAACGTTCACGAGCGAGGGGTCTCCGTGGCGCTACGATCTCACTGTGATGAAGCGCATGGACCCGCGATCCGCGGACTCGCTGCAGACCGTCATCAAGAAGATGTTCTCGCGCCAGATCGACGAGAAGAATCTCTCGAACAGTCTGCGCGCGTTTCTTCTAGATCGCGAGAAGCTCTACACGTACGAGATCGAGGCCGAATTCGTCGGAGCGAGCGGAACCGCGGCCACCGTCGTGGACGTGAACGACGCCGTGATCAAGATCGTGGGCGGCATCAACCCCGCGTACATGCAGGAGGCGCTCTTTCGAGAGCAGATCATCAAGATCGCCGACTCCATTGGGTATCAGGGGCAGATTTCGCGCTACACGCTCAAGGAGATCCTGCCGCAGGTGGTGTCTCTCAGTCGACGCGAGTACCAGGACATCTACCCGCCCGTGGGCTGGACGATCACCGAGAAGCTGGACGGCGTGCGCGCGACCATCGTGTGCAACGGAGGACCGGTGTACGTTGTCACCAGCTCTGCCACGCAGATCCTCGATCGATGCGAGACCTCCTTCGTCGCGGAGGGGGAGCTCGTGGACGACGTCATCTATCTGTTTGATGTGATGCTGTTCGGCTCGGATCTGGTGTACAAGTACAGCTACACGGCCAGACTCGAGTACATCCCCAAGCTTATCGAGTTGCTCGCTCTTGACTCCGTCAGGACCAAGCACTTCGTCACACTCGCCGGCGGCGATGGCTCAGACGGATCCACCCAGAAGGCACTGAAGGCGGGATTCGACGAGCTCGAGGAGCGCACTCTCGGTCTTCCGACGGACGGCATCATCTTCGTGGAGGACAACAAGGACTACCTCCACACGATGTCGTACAAATGGAAGCCGCTCAAGCAGACAACCATCGACTTCCTGGCGAAGAAGTACGACTACCACTTCAACGTCCCGATGCGACCCAAGCACGACCTCTACTTCCTGTTCGTGGGCATCAACAACAACATGTTCAATGCGGCATCGTTGAAGTTGTGTCCGAACTACAGCAAGCTGTTCGAAGGCCTTGGAAATCGCCCATACTTTCCGGTGCAGTTCTCTCCATCTAACTGTCCGAACGCATTCGTCTACTTCCATCCTCAGACGGAAGAGCCGATCGACGGCAAGATCGTGGAGATGGGCATCGTCAATCCGGAGAAGCCGTGCGGGAAGCCGGGCGAACGTGTCCCCTCGTGGGAGCTCATACGGGTCCGCGAGGATCGCACGCGCGACTTCGAGGCGCTCAACTACTTCGGAAACGACTTCCGCATTGCGGAGCTTACCTGGAATAATTTCCTGGATCCGCTCATGAAGGCCAACCTGTGGGACGGCGTGGGTACCTCCTACTTCCAGGAGGAGAAGGCGAGCGTGTACCGCCCGCAGGTGTTCTACCTATCCTTCATCAAGACGCAGCGCATACGGAGCATCGCGCGCAGCGACTGGGTGGTGGATCTGGCGTGCGGTAAGGGCCAGGACCTGAACCGCTACTTCCAGAACAACATCCGGCACCTCGTGTGCGTGGACAACGACAAGGCCGCGCTGGCCGAGCTCGTCAAGCGAAAGTTCGACATCATCAAGAACATCGTGGACAAGCGCCGGCGCTACGACAAGGTGTCCTTTCACGCGCAGGGAGGCACCCAGGTCACCGTCATTCCGGCAGACATAGGCGACCGCAAACTGGTGACCGACGAGGTCTTCAACTACGCGCCCAAGGAGGGCGTGAACGTGGTGGTGTGCAACCTCGCGGTCCACTACTTCATGAGCAGCGCCGAGTCCATGAGTCGGTTCGTGATGCTCTGTCGGGACCTGTTGCGTCCCGGTGGCGTGCTGATCCTCATGATGATGAGCGGCGAGCGCGTCTTCGAGAAGCTCAAGGACGTTGGCTTCGGCGAGTCCTGGGACATCCACCAGAACGGGGCGCTGAAGAACCGCATCGTGCGCAAGTTCAACGAGAAACGCCTCATGCCCGCGGGGCAGAAGATCGACGTGCTACTGCCGTTCAGCCGCGGAACGCTCTACGAGGAGTACCTGGTAAACACCAAGGCGCTCGTCAACGAGCTCAACAAGCGCGGATTCACCGTAGAGGGAGACGCCGCGATCCCGGTGACCAACCGCATGTACGAATACGAATCGGACATGCCAGACGCTTACAAACAGCTCACTGACGAAGATATGGAGTACCTCGGTATGTTCTGCGAGATCGTCTGTGAACGTAAGTAGACGTCGCGTCCTACGCACAAAAAATTTTTTGCGTTTACTGCGGGTTAAGCCATTTTTCTATGGCTTCAAGCTCTTTACGGGCCTTCTCCATGGCCTCTATGTCTCGTTGAGTCTGTTCCCGGATCGTCTTCCACGTTCTTGGTGCGCCCATTTTCTCTGCGTCTTTGCGGGCTCTGGAAGAGCCACCATGTATGCGGTTGTGAACTCCTATGATACGATGAGCCTCTTCGGTTGTGTAGATCATTTCTCCTTATTTGTGGAGCGAGTGCTCTTCAATTACATGCGGAGCCCGCGACCAGGTGGACCGCGACCGCGACCACGTCCGCGAGGAGACGGAGCTGCGCGCTGAGGCATTCTCTGAGCGCTCTCGAAGCCGGTGCGGTGGGCGCCATATGGGTCGGATCGGTACTCGATGTTGCCGAATGAGTCGTTGAGCGATTCGCCACTGGTATCGTAGTTACGGCTGGAGTGGCCTTGGCTGTAACGAGCGTAGTTGGTGCGACTGCGACGCGCAGCCATCGCCTGCTGTATCTCCTGCTGACTTTTCGGCATGCGAGACTCGTACTCCTCCTCGAGAACCTCTTCAACAGACGGGGTAAAGGTCGGACCCTCGTTGAACGTGGGATGCGCTCTTGGTCGAGCGATATTGTCGGTGATTGATTCCAAATAGTAGCCCATGCCTGCCGGGTCTCGCTGGAGAATGAGATTCTCGTTGAGGTACTGATCCCCGATGTTGTCGAAGTAGCTCTCGATGTTCATCCTTCCTATACGTTGGGAAAATAATTAATGTCGCGGCTTTTAGGGACTGAGCCTGCGCTATTAATAAGGATGGGAGAGAGTGCATCTAGATCTCGGCCGCGCTCGTTGCGCGTGCGGAAATCGTATGGAATCATTCTGTGCCGCAACCTGGGCTCCATAACCAACGTGCGGCTAGAAGCCTTACTTGTACATAAGCGTCACACGTATGCCTTTGCGGAGTTCGTCTACGGGCACTATGACGGTCGCGATTTCAAGCGTATTCAGAGTATCTTGAGTCACATGACGTCGGAGGAGCTATTGGACGTGTGGTCTCTGAACTTCAGCCAGATGTGGTTTCGGATCTGGCTCTCGTACGACTACTCGAACACCAACTACGAAAAGAAGGCGCGCAAGTTCACCAATGTCTTTATGAAGCACGACCGCGGCGTGCGTCTGCGCGCGATGATAGAGCAGCTGGCGCCGTCTGGCACGCTCATATATGAGTTTCCCAAGGGCAAGAAGAATGATCAGAAGGAGCCCAATCTAACGTGCGCCATGCGCGAGCTGTCCGAGGAGGCGGGCGTAACGCGCCGCATGTACAAGATCATCCCTGGTTTCTCTAAGCTTCACTCCTTCGTGCACATGAACGTGCAGTACGAGGTCGTGTACTACCTCGCGCTGCTCAAGCGGCCCACGCTTTTCCGGCACGTGCAGACGGTCGGCATCGCCAACGGGGAGGTCTCGTCCGCGCACTGGATGAGCATCGAGCAGATCGCGGTGGTGGACAACTCGCGCGGGACGCTGCAGAGAATAGTTCGACCCGCCTTCAACTACGTCAGGAAGTATATTAAAGGAAAATCCCAGTACGACATAAATGTCCTGGAACAGCTTGAACAGCTGTGTCTGAGCAATGAACGCGAGCACCCAGCAGAAGAGCAAGCAGATCGAGGAGATCGTCGCTGAGGCCAATAAGGTTTTTTCAAAGGTTCTGGCAGAGACCTATGAACTAACCGACACCGAAAAGGCGGATGCCCTCTTGACGCGCCTCCGTGAGGAACACAAGGACCTGGCAACGACCCTCCCCCTGGTTCTTCGCGTGATGGTGCAGATGAAGCGGTATAAGCCAAAGGCGCTCGAGCGCTATCTCAAGAAGATGGCTGTGGACATGAAGAACTGGAAGTCGCGCAAGGACTTTATCGAGAGTCAGGCTGACTACATGATCATCTTGTACAAGACCGAGAATCCTCGGTACAACACTCGCCGCGTTCAGGAGATGCGTACCGACATCGTGAAGCAGCTTCTCACGGAGGAGGAGGACTTCACCAAGATGGTGGAGGAGGCCGAGAAGGAGGCGGAAGAACTGCAGCAGCAGATCGACCGGGAGCGCCGAGAGTTCGTGTACAAGCGCGCGCTGGAGCTTAAGGCGCGTGAGGACAGTGGCGCCGCTGGCTCTGGAGTGGACGTCGTCGCGGAGGAGAAGAGTGAGAGCACCCGCGTTGACGAGCTTGCTGAGGAGCGGAAAAAACGCGAGGACGAGCGCAAGCGTCGTGTTGCGGCTCTGCTCAAGAGAAAGGTCGAATCTGGCGACTCCTAAGACTTGGGGCGACCCACCTAAGACTTGGAGTGAAACAGCGAGAACACGCCACCCCCGCTAGCGCCGAGCTTCTTGTCTTCGCGCATGGATAGAGTCGCCGGATCCGTGGTGCCGAAACGTTTTTTTCGTCTTTCCAGTTCCCGGATTTGGCGATAGAGATCATCCTCCTCCATATCGTTCTCGATATCATCCTCGAACTCCTGATCATCCTTCGCCTTCTTGATGGAGAAATTGATGTGCTCCTCGATGTCTCCCGTATTCATAGGCTGTTTAAGATAGTTGAAAACCTTGTTAGCAAGCCTACGCAGTTGAGTCGTTTGCAATGTACTGTAGTCCTTATCCGAAGCTTCTTTCTTGATGGCCAAGTTCATGTCATATGCAGCTTTGCGAATGTTGTCAGTACCTCGCTCTAACACATTTTTAGTAAGTCTCTTCACCGTCTCATCAATGACGCTTTCGTGCAGTGACTCCTGATTGTCATCCTCATCGGAATCTGAAGCAGCGTCGGAAGCAGGCGCATCTGCTGGAGGAGCTTCTACAACTGGGGGTGCTTCTACGACGGAGGGCTGTGGCTTGAATGCTGCGACACGGGGATTAAACTCAAACAATTTGGGCGCTGCAACTGGAGCCGGCGCTGGGACTGCAACTGGGGCTAGTGATGGAGCCGGCGCTGGGACTGCAACTGGGGATGGTGATGGCGCTGGGGCTGCAACTGGGGCTGGCGCTGGCGCTGGGACTGCAACTGGGGCTGGCGCATCTGCAACTAGCGCTGCAACTGGGTCTGGGGCTGGGACATCTGCAACTGGAGCTGGAGCAGCTACGGAATTTGCATTAAGGGTCTCGGCTCGATTTTTCTGCTCTGCGAGATCTACGATCTTTTTAAGTTCTTCATCAAGACGATTTTTATGCATGACAATGTCCGTATTGATATTTTTTAGGAGAGTCTTCTGCCCCTTATCCGCAGTGTTTTTGAGCCTATCTAAGACTCGTTGTCGAGTTGTTTCGTCCCAAGAATACAAAGATTGCAAATAGGCCCCCGAAAGCTCGTTAAACGAGTCTGCGGATGATCGATATGGTGTCAGTGCTCGCCCAACGGCTACAGGGTCAAGTGTATCTGCAGCAATGAGTTCCTCGATCGCCCTCTTTCGCGCCTCCATGCTGGATTCGTCAAATCCACCAGTACGCTTCTTGATGCGCCAGTAGTTCGCGGCAAGGTTTTGGTCGTCTAGCTCACGGCGCATATCGATGTTGGCCTGCCTCTCCGGCCTCCTGTGCTCAATGACTTCCTCATAGTCTTGGGGTGGATGTCGCTCGAACCCATCAAAGGCGCCATCAACGCAGTCTTTCTGCGCATCGAGGTTCGGTGCTAGCACATCGCATCGTCGCGTTTCTTGGAGATTGCTAGTGTCGATGCTACCACCCTTCTTACCGCGCTTTCCATGCTTGCCATGCTTCTTGCCGTGCTTGCCGTGCTTCTTCTTCAGCGGAGTAACTTCCTCCAGGCGCTCGCGCTCCTCCTCGGACTCGCTACGCTCGCCCTCACGGCGTGTGGTTTCATCCTCGACGATCTGCTCGGCGACATCGCCCAAAGCCTCCTCGGGCTCGTCCATGCGACCGAAGGGATCCGCATCGGCATTGGCCTCCTCCGACTCCTCCTCGTAAGAACCAAAGTACGCATGTCCTGCGCCAGAGTTGAGGTAGTTCAGGAGAGCGTCGGTGCAGCTCATAATCTCCTCGCGAGCAACATCATACTCACTTCCGCCGGAGTAGCCGTCCGGAACCACCATCTCGTTGTAGTAGGAACTCAAAAGTGTATCTATGTACGACATTTGAACAACGCTTAGCTATACTTATATGCGTAAAGATGCTTAACGCTATTATTGATGATTTTGTGGCGCTCTATGAGAGCAACGCCAAGCAACGTTCAGATGAATGGTACCAGCTGATCAAGTCGACGGTCGGCGGTTCGGACATGGGCGTGATTGCCGGTGTGAACCCGTATAAGTGTATCCGAGATTTTATCAAGGAGCGCGTCGGAGATACGCCGTTCTCCGGAAATCTCGCGTGCTGGTGGGGGACCGTATTCGAGGACATCATCGCCAGGATCATAGAGCTAGACTGCAACACCTCGGTTAAGGGCGCCGAGATAACCATAACCAACGAGCACATGCCTGGAATCCGCTTTTCTCCCGACGGCTACTGCGTTGTGCGCATGCACAACGACGGCGAACAGCTGGTACTCCGAAACATGAGTGGTGGTATCGCCTATGGAGAGGAGGCGGGTAGCGGTCGCGTGATATGCGACGACAACTGTGAGCACTGTCGCGACTTCATCGCGCTGGTGGAGATCAAGTGTCCGCTCAGACGAAAGCCGAACGAGAGCATCCCGCCGTACTATGTGTCCCAGATCCACAGTGGGCTATGCTTCTCGCCGATAGCGCACTTCGGAATGTTCACGGAGGCGGTCATCCGCAAGAGAGGGCTCCACAACGTCTTCAGAGACCCACTTGTCGCGTGGGGCATAATCGGGATATACGGAGAAGCTACGGATGCGGACGTAGACGAGAAAGAGGTTGATCTCGGCTGTGTCTCCTATGAGACTTTGGAATGGTACCTCAAGCGCATGTGTGGTAGCGACGCTGAGTTTACATACGAGTGGGGCGACCCATCGTTTGAGCGCGGAGATCAGTTCGCCGAGCGCGACCGTCTCCGCCGGTCTGCCCCGGTTGGTCGACGTCTCGTGGCGGTGCTTCCGTGGATTACGGAGCAGCTGCACTACAAGTTCGTGGAGCGCAATACGTCCTTCCTGCAGGAGCTCGTTCCCGACATCCGCATGTTCCACAAGATGGTTCACGAGGCGCGCTCCGAGGGGTCTTCCAACCGGTTTCATCCGGACTACGTGGATCCGGACGAGGTAGAGTCTCCGAAGCGTCGCGCCAAGCGCGAACTCTCCAAGAGCGAGCAGGACTTCTACGCCGGCATCGAGCTGGACTTTACGCCGCCGACGATCGCGAACGACTCCGCATCCAGCGCCGCGTCTAAGCGACCGCCAAGGGCAACTGCGCGCGCCCCGCCGCAGACACGGGTGCCGAAAAAAGAGTACTTTGTCCAGCAGCGTGCGCGCGCGGAGGAGTCGTTCTATACGGACATAGACCTTCCCAGACATCTCAGGAGTTAGTGCACCCCGGCGAAGCGCACGGCTCGGTACGCCATGCTGAGGCACGTTGCCTCTGAGGGGCGTATGATGCGTACGAGTTGCCCGGGGCGGCCCCCGATCCAGAGCATCTGCGGGTCGTTATGGCGGATCTGCGAGAAGTCTGCAAGTTCCTTGTCCTGAAACCTGAGGAAGTCGGCCGTCTCCTCGAGCGACATGAGCTGGTGCTCCGGCACGAGCTCGTGCTTGGGGATGGCGGCGCGCATGCTGATGTTGTCGATCACGTTGTAGAACGGCGCCTTGCCAGCGGCGTCTACGCAGTGCGCCCCCTTGGAGTCGCGTGCTTCGCGCTCCTGGTAGGCCTTGACGATGTCGAGGAGGTTCTTTTTTGCGAGGAAGGAGGAGTCGACCACGAGCAGCACCTCGTCGAGCGTGCCCTCCTTGGCCGGCGGCTCGTTGTCGATGGCCTCCATCAGCTTCTTCAGCTCCGGACTGTTGTGGCTGTACTTCTTGGACTCGTCGAGCACCAGAATGACCACGTGCTTGCGCTTGCCGCGCGGGGTCCGACGCTCAGCGTTGATTCTAATGTAGCCGACGCGGTCCAGGATCTTGGAGATCTCGCTCAGGTTGGTCGGCTCGGCCACGAGGTCGCGGTACTGCACGAAATGCTCATGGATGGTCTTCACCACTTGCTCGTACACGGAGGCCTGCGAGTGGACGCCTGCCGTGATGTCGATCCCGCCAACGGCCGCCGCCAGGGCGTCGACGTCTCCCCCGTCGGCCGTGATGTCGATCCCGCCCGTGGCCGTCGCCAGGGCTTCGTCGGCGTCTCCCCCGAGGAGATAGTCGGTGAGGCGGTCGAGGATTCTGCGGTTGAGTTTCTCATCCATGGTGCATATGTAAGATCGGCTCTGTATTCAAATTTGCGTTTTCTATTTTTCGCGGCACGTTTTTCCGAGGGCTAGTATAAGCTTGCGTCCCTTTGTCTCCACGTAAGAGCGGAGAAAAAAGTCACGACCAGCACGGATCGCCGAGTTAATTTTAATTTGGCGTGCCAGTTTTTCGCGACTCCTTTATAACACATTCGAGTTCATCCTCAGAGAACCATGGCTGCCACAGGTCCCGCAAATATCGCAGTAGCTCCCGCTGATAATCCCATCGATGGGGTGAAGGTTGTAACCGACCCAGCTGCAGAATTCGCAGAGGGTCTCGGAAAGAAGGTCGGAGACATGATCCGCTTCTCCAGAACCGACACATTTGCAAAGAAGGTTCTAGCAGTAGTAGCAGCTGTATTGTTCGTTCTACTCATCCTTCTCATCGCTTTCGGATTCATTGGACTTTTAACTGGATATGGTCCAGTGAAATTCGTTAAGGCGTGGCCATGGCAAAAACAGAGCTTCGCCGACCAGGTCATCTCCCTCCCATGGGGCGGCTCCATCAGCTGGTCCAAGTTCGATGACGAGCAGCACTTCATCGGCGCCGACGATCCAGCTGTAGGCTTCTACGATGAGGAGCAGCACTTCGCTACCGGAGAGGAGGCAGCAGCCAAGGATTTCCTCAAGACTGGAGGAGACTCCGCCCTCTACACCTCTGCTGATGGCATCAACCTCATCTCCTCCGCATTCTACGGCGACGAGCCTGTCGCTGGCTTCTACGGACAGGAGTCTGCTGCCGGCGACCTCTACGGAAACAACCCATTCGCTGACGAGCCACAGCAGTTCATCGGCGCTGACGACCCGGCCGTTGGATTCTACGACGACCAGAACCAGAGCTTCTACGACGAGCAGCAGCAGTACGCTGACGACTACCAGGGATTCGTTCCAGGTGGAGTAAAGTACTCCGCCGAGGACAAGGACGATCTCCCCTGGGGACTTGGCCGCTGCAAGGGCAAGTCCAAGCGCGGCGGTCCAGCCTACGGATCCGAGGACTACCTCGACGCATACTTCGCCCAGCAGAAGAACAAGGCCCTTCAGTAAAGTCGAGGCATGGCGGGCGCCCCAGAATAATTCAGTTTTGCATACATCAATTTTTTGTCGCGTTCCTAATAAGCTCGTAATAACCCACAGCCATGGCGACTTCCAAAGGACCTATGGATTATGCAACAGCCGCATGGAATACTGTGGTGGGTCCAGTCGTCGATGGATTCACGCAGGCGAAAGCTGGGCAGTATGTCGATGCCCTTAACACTCTGGAGAAGGGGTACAGCGCCCCAGAATTCGAAAAATTCGATAATACCAACAACCATTTCGCGGTTGGTATCAAAAACATTCTAATTGCGATCTGGAATGCATTCGTGCTCGTCGCAATCATCATGTTCTTCGTTAGCTGGGCACGTCTCGGCTCCAAGACATTCTGGACTGGTGCCCAGGCCAGCGTTATGAGTGCGCCGACTGTGGCTGCAGCAGTCGTGAAGAAACCATTCCAGGATGACTTCACCGGACTCCCATACTCAACTCTCCCTAACGGGATCCCGATGACCGGCTCCGGCGACGCCATGGCCAACTCATCCGCCAGCTTCTACGGCGACGACGCCATGGTCCAGACCGGCTTCTTCGGACAGGAATCCGCGGCACAGGATCTGTACGGGCACTTCGACGACGAGCAGAGATTCATCGGCTCCGACGACCCAGCAGTAAACTTCGGAGACGATCCAGCAGTCGCCTTCGCTGACGAGGAGAAGTTCTTCGACGGCGGAATCACTCCGACCGCCGCCGACTCCCAGCTCACCTACGGCACCTTCCTGGACGACAGCCAGTACCAGACCTTCGCGGACACCATCGTGGCCAGCGCCAGCATGAAGAACAAGAAGCAGGCCAAGCCCGGCAAGGTTCCTCCATCGGTCGTCAAGAGCGACAAGCTCCCAGGACGCTGGGGCAGCTGCGCCAACAGGAAGAAGTTCGTGCCAAAGAAGAACTCCGACGAGTACCTCGCCAGAAACTGGTCCGGAAGACTCCTCTAACTGACAGGCCTACAACGTATGCCGAAAACGAAAAATAAATAGCTCAGGAGCCCTTTTAAACATAGTTTATAGAGCTATTTATAAGGCCACTATTTTTTAACTATGCTGGATAGCTTGTCGTCGATTCTTTCTGAGAACGTGGCGTTCGCGGCGGGCATCGTCCTCCTGATCGTGGTGATCGCTGTGATGGTGATGTTCACGGGCCGCAAGAAGTCTGGCGGCGGCTTGTTCGGCGAGGGCTCCATGATGGACAAGCTCGGCTCGCTGTCGCCCACCGCCCTGATAATGGGCGAGTCGGAGGAGGAGAAGGAGATCCACCGACTCGCCAAGGAAATAAACGAAGCCTAGTCACGCCACTGATACCCTCGACTCAACTCCGTTTTTTCGAGACTACTATAGGATGCGCTTCCTGACACGCAGCCAGGCCGCGCGGTTCATTCTGGCGGATCCAGATGGATACGTAAGAAGTCTATCCACCGCAGACCTCTCCGCGAGGAACCAAAGCGACAAAGATGCCTACAAACAGCTCTCAGCGCGCATCATGCGCTCGCCGTCGCGGGAGCAGATGCAGCGCATGCGACGACTCGCCCACAGTGCCGCACGTGCTCTCCCATACGTAATCTCACAAAGACTCCCGATGGTGTACGTGGCCCTATTCAACGGACCCTACGAGAACCAGCTACCGCACACGCGCCAGAATATCATCTTCATGCCCGAGCACTGCCTCGTCGCGCCTGACGAGCGCGTCGCCGCCCTGTTCGCGCATGAGCTGGTGCACATCTTCCAGCGCTACAACCGGCTGCTGACGCTGGCGATCCTGAGTGAGAACGGCTTCGATGCGGTCCGACGCGTGACGCCGGCGGACAACATCCGCGCGAACCCGGACACCGACGACTTCCTCTACACGAACGCGGTCCCGGAGAGATACCTATCGACGCGGCCGAGCAACATCGCAGAGGTCGTCGCCGGCGCGAGACATCCGTTCGAGGTGATGGCGTACAATCTGCAGAACATGGTCGCCGTCGCTGGGAGGCCGGTCGAGTTCGGCTCGTCCGAGAGCTGGTAGCCGGCGACTACTTTTTTCGTGCGCTGAAAACCCCCGGATTCCTATAGGATGTCGTACGCGGATCTGCCCAAGGTGCAGCCCGGCACGGCCGAGGCCGAGCGCAAGATCCTCAACTTCCTCGCCGACATCAAGAGTCGCAAGGAGTTCTTCGAGCTCAACTACGACGACACCGACGAGGGCGAGCACTTCATGCGGCGCTTCCTCCAGATGCACGGCCCGCAGCTCTTCGTCAAGAACTTCATCAACCTCGACACGCCCTACAAGCGCCTGTTCGTGAACTGGCAGACCGGAACCGGCAAGACCATCGCCGCACTCGGCATCGCCAAGGAGTTCGCGTCGCGCGTCACCAACGCCGGCCAGAAGAAGAAGGTCTTCATCATCGGATTCACCAAGACACTCTTCGTCGCAGAACTACTCGCGCACCCGTACTTCGGCTTCATCACCTACGACGAGCTGGACAGAATCAACAAACTCAAGGAGCACGACGCCGGTACCGTCGAGTACAAGAAGTACACGGACATGATGACCCAGCTCAAAAGGAGAATCACGGACAAGGGCTACCAGAAGTTCTACGGCTACAAGGAGTTGGCCACCAAGCTCTTCATGCGCACGGACAAGGCCATGATCGAGCGCTTCGACTGGAAGACCCTCTTCGCGACCACCATCCTCAAGAGGGACGCCTTCCTCGAGAACCTAAACCGGGAGATCAAGGCCGGCAACATCAGGATCAACCAGACGCTGCTCGAGTCCATGAAGGACTCGCTCGTCATCGCCGACGAGATCCACAATCTCTACAACATGCAGACCGAGAACAACTACGGCATCGCCCTCCAGTACATCCTGGATTCGCTCGGCTCCCACGCTCCGTACACGGTGCTCATGTCCGCCACGCCCATGACCGGTGCCGCCTCAGAGATCGTGGATCTGCTGAACCTGCTCATCGAGCCGCGCTTCCTGCCCGAAGGCCGGCACCTGCGCAAAGAGGACTTCTTCTCGGGAGGAGACTATAGCACGCTCAAGGAAGGCGCGCTGGAGAAGATCGGACACCTCGCCGCCGGAAGAATATCCTTCCTCATCGATATGCACGAGGGGAAGTACCCCAAGCGCATATTCGCCGGACAGTCGGACTCGTCGGTTCCGTATCTGAAGCTCACCAAGTGCGTCATGTCCGACTTCCAGCAGAAGACGCTTTGCAGCGTCGAGGGGCAGCCGCAGGGATTCCTGTACGACTTTGCGTTTCCCATACCCGAGGCCCCCGATCGGGGCGCGAACACCGTCGTCGAGTACCGGCAGACGTACACCTCGGAGCAGAAGGCGCTGACCAAGCTGGGCGTCGCGGTCATCGACCACGGCAACGACTTCTACGTATCGGGTCCGTTTCTGCAGCTGGACCGGCTCGCAAAGTATTCCGCCAAGTACCACGCCATGATGGACCTCGTGCTGAAGCTCATGCGCACGGACACCGGAAAGATGATGGTCTTCCACCCGCGCGTGCACTCGTCCGGCGTTCTCCTCATCCAGGAGATATTCCGCCAAAACGGCTTCATAGACGAGACCGCCAGCCCGGTAGACTCAACGCTCTGCTCCATATGCGGCGTGCCAAAGAAGGAACACGGGGGAAAGAGTGGCAAGGCTGGCAAGGGTGGCGAGGATGCTAATGCGCTCCCGGAGCTGCACTCGTACATGCCGGCGCGGTTCATCACGCTGCACTCGGGTCTGGACGCGAACGCGATGGCGAGCTCGATCGACAAGTTCAACATGCTGAACAACCTGTACGGGCACCGCTTCCGTGTGGTGATCGGCGCGCGCGTCATCCGCGAGGGACTCAACTTCAAGGCCGTGCGCCACCAGATCATCATGTCGCTGCCGGACAACTACCCGACCCTCATCCAGGTACACGGGCGCTGTATCAGACGCGGATCGGCGCTGGAACTACCGGAGCACCTCAGAAGTGTAACCATCCACCACCTCGTGTCCGATTCTGGGGCGAGCGGCTCCTGCGAGTCAGAGGTGTCGCGCTACGCCAAGAAGGGCGATGAGTATAAGCTTATCCAGCAGGTAACGCGTACGCTGCGCGTGTACTCCATCGACGGGTTTCTGAGCTATCCGCGGCTGCAGAAGACGATCCCGGGCATCGCCAGCGACTCCACCTTGGACTTTCTGCCGTTCGAGAACAAGGACGCACCGTCGAGGAGTCCGCAGTTCGCCACCTACTACGCGTACGGCTACGGACAGCGCGAGGTCGCGGCCGTCATGAACGTCATCTGGGTGCTCTTCTCGATGCTGCCGGTGTGGCACTACGACGATCTCTGGCAGGTGCTGCATGAGCAGCATGGATGGGGGCGCCCGTTCACGGTCCCGTCCTTCGGCTACAACCTCAAGACGGTCTCCAAGGAGACCTTCGACCTCGCGCTCTACTACCTCTCGGGCAAGCGGAACACGCTCGGCGGCAGTCTCGTGTACACCATCTTCCGCTGCGGCGAGTACCTGATCCTGTGCCACGTGTCGCCCACCGGAGAACCCATCGTGTCGCCGGAGATCTACCTCCGAGAAAAGCTCTCCAAGAGCGTGCAGACGCGCATATCGATTCCGATCACAACGCCAAGCATGCCCACAGCGTCAACAAATGATCTTCTGGCGTCCATGTCGTCTGCGCAGTATCCTGAGTTGGCGCTGTTGACTTTCCCGGCGAAGGCTCAGGTGGAGCTGTTGGAGTCTCTCGTTCGCAAGTCGTCCTTCTCCGCGGATGAGCAGCGTGCCGTGGATCTGTACCAGCGCTTCGGAATCCTGTTGACGGGCGATAAGATCTCCAAGAATAAGCGCGCGGCCGAGTTGTTGCCGAATGACTTTCCGTCGGACAGCAAGCAGCCCCTGGGCTTCATTTACAAGAGTTCGGTGATCGTGTGGGCTGGCGGGGAGCTTCGCCATCTTCCGGCCAAGCTGTTCGTCAAGACGCGGTCGGAGAACAAGGTGGTGGTTGGGTTCACGGAGCTGGTGCACGGCGGCACCGAGCTGGTGTTCAAGATCCGCGAGTCCGTGTCCGTGAAGAAGAGCGATCTGCGCAAGATGCCCCGCGGCGGCGTCTGCCAGACGCGCGGCAAGCCCTACCTCATGAAGGTCATCAGGCGGCTAACGCCGCTGCTCGCCGACTCCAAGGCGTGGAAGGGGAAGGTGGTCGATCTGGCGAAGACCAAGACCGTCAACCTGTGCACGGCCATAAGACTCATGCTGCTATCGCTCGAGGAGGACGCGCGCAGAACCAACTCGGACGAGCTATTCCTATACTTGCTGGAGGACAGCTAGAAACCGATACGACTTTTTTATGAAATGGGCAACGTAAATTTGAATAAGTGTCGCGTTCTTATATAGTACGCCGTCTGACTCCTAAGATGCTGTATCTGAAGACCTTCTACCGCACCTTCCTTGTGACTGACCCTTGTGGTTTCTGCGAGAAATCTGCAAGTCTGGCGGATGCCTGCATGGAGTTGGCTCGCAAGGAGATCGTGGGCCGCAACTTCGAGGGCTGCCACGTGGTGGACGTCGTCTCCGTGGACCAGACCGGGCCGCTGCGCTACGTAACGGGCAACCTGTCGGCTAATGCCACGATCGACGCGCGCATGACGCTGAAGGTGGAGCAGTTCGCGCGGGGCAGCATCATCACCGGTCTGACCGTGGTGAAGACCGACCCGACCGTCTTCTTCCAGCACACGGACAAGCGCATCAACGGCGGCTTCTCGCGCAGGGGGCTCTCCAAGATCATACAGAAGGGCAACTCCGTGGCGATTCGCGTTACTGACTGCAGCTACGCGCCCAACAAGCCGTACGTCGCGATCGTCGGCGATCTTCTGACGTGCGACACGGACTTCGTCGTGTACAAGATCACTCGGGGCCTGTCTCGGGACGAGGTTAATCGGCTGTGGGCGATGCTCGGGGAGTATCGCAAGGAGCTGGCGAAGCGCGACCAGCTCGTGGAGGCCGGCGGCGCGCCGAAGGACTCGATGTGGTTCTTCGAGTCGGTGTACTACGCGTTCAAGACCGCCCTCCGCGACCGCACCAGCGAGATCAAGTCTGTGGACCAGCTCCGGTGGCGCGGGCCGCAGGGGAATCCCATCCGGGAGCCGACGGTGGACCTGTTGGCGTATCTCAAGGGTGATGAGGGGCACTCTGCGGGCAAGGACGAGCAGGACTACTACTGGGCGCGGCCGCTGGAGATCTTCCGCAGCTCGCCGCTGGTGGTTCGGGTGAAGGCCCTTCCGAAGGGCTGGGAGTCGCGCGTGGTCGAGCAGCCGGCGCTGGTGGCCTTCTCGAACATGATCCTGAGCATGGACTCGGCGGCGTGCGCGATCCGCGAGATGGCCGCGGAGTTCTCGACTCAGGCCAAGATCATGTCGCACAAGAACATCTGGCGCGCACTGCAGAACCAGCAGCTGTCCGGAACCATCACCAGCGCGGCCGCACGCGGTAGCGCAGAAACCACCGAATAGGTCTGACGAAGTACGCAGAGAGCTTGTAGGGGTAAAGCATTTAAATACTCTAAATTTTTTTGGATAGCGATGGACCGCCGTCAGACCTGTGTACAAGTGGATGCTCGCCGCTCTTGCGGTGAGGAGTCTCTGGATGCGGAGGAGGCCGCGTCGCGCAGCCTGGACGAGCTGCACGACCGCTCGCACCGCTACGACAACGAGGCTCTTCCCTCCCTGCCGCGCCAGAAGCGGTTCATCATCGAGAACCGGCGCATCCTGAGCGAAAAAAATCGCAAGACGATCTACAACACGCTCAAGCTCAGCTGCAAGCACCTGGTTCAGGAGCGCTCGGACCGGACCGGCTTCAGCATCAACCTGGACCGGTGCCCGCCCGAGATGGTCACCACCATCTACTACATCGTGCTCGCGCGCAGAACATTCCTCGACAAGCCCGCAGACGAGTCCAGCGCTCTCGAGGCCTAGAGAGGACGACGCCTATAGCGAGGAGGACACCTTGTCCACATACGATGCCATCTGCGCCAGAAGAACCTCGAACTCCTCCAGCTTGCGCTTCATGTCTTTTTTCGTGCGAGGGTTAAACGGATCCACATATCTCTCCTTAAACGGATCCACGCGCATTATCGGCATGTCCGGAACTACTCCGGAGCTCTCGAGCGCGCTCTTGAACTTCACCAGATGCTTGGCGTGCAGGGGCCAGGTCGGCTTCTCCAGGAACTCCAGCAGGTCGCCGACCTGCTCCGGCGTAACCGTGAGCGCCGTGGAGCGCTCAACACCGCGCTCAAGCGCCCGGAGCTTCTCGCGCAAAGCATGCAGTGCTATCTTCAGAGGACTGACCGTCTGCTTGCGGACGCTGTGGATCACGCTGCACAGATACTCGTTGTTAGTAACTGCGTGCCCACTAGGGTTTTTCGCGTGCCCACTAGGGTTTTTCGCGTGGCCGCTGGAGGTCTTTGCACGTCCAATATATGTATGCTTTGAGTTTTTCTCCGAGGTCTGAACAGATGCGTCGTCGGACTCGTTGTTGGGGGGGTCCTCGGAGTCCCCACCCTCTACCTCATTGGGGAGACTATCCCGCGCAGCCTTCTCTATCTGACGCCTGGAGAGCTCGAAGCTTGTCCAGCCACCGATAACGTAGGTAACGCCTCCCACAGTCGTGGAAATTCTCGGCATAGTATATAGTATGGTTAATTTCAATCTCTTCTTCAATTCGGCGCAGGTTTGTTGCGTGGGTGGATGGATGGATTCATACGACTTTGGATCGAGTATAGTAGGCCACCCGTTCGCCCAGGCGAGCATGCGGGCGTCAGTTAAGAATAGTGTTCAAGCGAGTGCCCAGGCCGTCGGCGGCAAGGACCTCCCGATGCCGAAGGTGGACGGTCGGCGCAAGGACGACCCCATCCTCGCGCTGGCCAAGACCACCTCGAACGAGTGCTCGGACGAGACCCGCGAGTGCATGAGCGCGCCACTCCGAAGCGTGCTCTCCTACTACGTGACCAAGGAGGTGGGGAAAAAGAAACGGAGCTTTCGCGAAGATCTGGAAGAGGCGCAGGCGCTGCTCGGATGCGACTCCGAGGTCTGCGTGCTCACCAACGATCGGTTCATCGGCACCGTCGTGAGAGACAACATGATGTCGGCCGACTCGCTCCGGAAGCAGGTCGATGCCCTGTACAAGCCTCCAGGAGACATCTCCAACCACCCGCAGATGGGTGGAGCGTGGTCGTCCATCATGCAGAACCTGTTTCGGTGGACGGAGACGCACGACGACTTTCTCGTGATCGCCATGCGCGACCGCAAGACCGGGGCATTCACGCGGGTGGACATACACGACCTGCGCTTCGAGCCAGAGGTCGCGCCGGCGCACATAGTGGAGTCCCTAGACGTACGCCCAGGAAAATGCCGCTTCGGAACCGTGTTCAACAATGTTACAGACCGCACGGAGGGGGTTGAACACGCCGTAGCACTCTTCGTCGACTGCTCCGGACGAGTATACAAGGACCCGGTGGTCGTTGGCGGAGCGGCCAGCAAGCGGGCGAGCACGCGGCAAAAGCGCGCAGGCTCCCAGAAGGATGCGGGTGCGAAGGGCTCTAAGGCGTCCGAGTTCTCGGATGGGTCCGAGGACGAGTCTGAGGTCGTCGGTAGCGTCGTGAACGGCTCTGGTCCGTGGACTATCGAGTTCTTCAACAGTCACGGAACGCATCCGGAGAAGGCTATCTCTGAGTGGATGGAGAAGCTCCGCATCCTGCTGAGCGCGTATCGGCGCGAAAAGGAGGGGCGCGACGACGTGCGCACCGTCGTGGCCAGCAACATCCAGCATCAGGGAACCTCGATCGAGTGCTCGCTGTACGCACAGTTTTACATCAAGTGTCGGCTGGAGGGGGTCCCGCACACCTTCTTCCGGAAGACCTCCATTCCGGCGCAGGCGATGATCCAGTTCCGCAAGCACGTTTTCAGAGACGGCATGTACACCATTCCCAAGAATCTGGGCATGTAAGCGCCTTCGCTTTTTTAAACAAGCTGAAGGCCTCTACTATACCGACCGAAACGATGAACTCCGCAGCAACTCCAGTCGAGCCCGCTACCGCAGCGCCACCTCAAGCAGCCGCCCAGGCACCGGAGCCGGCTGGGCCTCCCAAGGAGGTCATCTACAACATTCAGGATCCTATCCGCTTTTCCCAGAGCCATGTCTGGAGATTGATGAGCGAGTACTACGCCCGCAGCGGTGTTGACGCGTGGACCACGTACAAGGTTCCGTACTTCATCACGTGCAACGCGTATATCGCGCGCACATATGCGCTTATGATTCAGGAGTTTGTCCGCGACCTGAACGAGCACGTGTACATCGTCGAGCTCGGCGCCGGTTCCGGGAAGATGGGGTTCCACATGCTCCGCGCGCTGTCCGAGGTCCCGGACGTGTCTCTGGACCGGATCACGTACGTCATGACGGACTTCGCGGACAAGAACATCGAGTTCTGGCGCCAGCACTCGGCGTTCGCGCCCTACATCGAGAGCGGGCTCCTCGACTTCGCCAAGTTCGACGCGTATCGCGACTCCGGCGTGGCGCTCATCAACGGCAAAAAGAGCATCGAGCAGAACGCGAACGTAGTCGTAATCGCCAACTACTTCGTGGACTCCATGGCCGCCGACGCATTCAAGATAGTCGATGGCGCTCTGCAGGAGAGCCGCATCGGGATCCAGAGCAAGACCAACGAGACCGACGCCATGGACCCGACGATGCTGACTCGCATGATAAACGAGTGGGCGTTCGAGGCCGCGAGCGACTCCTACTACTCTGACAAGAAGGAGCCCTGCGCCGACATACTCGACGACATGCTAGGATGGTACCGCAGACGGTTCTCCGAGTCCATCCTCGAGTCGCACGTAATCATCCCCACGGCCTTCGTGCGCATGCTCGAGCGCACGTTCGCCGGCACGCGTCGTCTCTGGCTCATCGTGGGCGACAAGGGATTCACGGACGCCCAGGACTTCTCTCTGACCGGACCACCGCATCTCGCGCTGCACGGCTCGTTCTCGATCATGGCCAACATGCACGCGCTCGGCCTATACTTCCAGGCGACCGGCGGTGCCTACCTGCACGACCCGCAGGCCGAGGCAGGCATCAAGGTGTCCTGCTTCATGCGGGACGCGCGAACAAAGCCGGAACCTCTGGCAGACATCCCAGACACAGTAAACGACTCCCGTCTGGAGGAGCTTCCGAAGGCTCTCGCCGCGACATACAGACAGCACGTCGTCGACTTCGGTCCAACCGACTTCTACGCCGGTCAGCGCGCGATCGCCCTCAACAAGGAGATTACCGCGGAGGGCGCGCTCACGCTCGTTAAGCTGTCTAACTACGACCCTGACACGTTCTTCAATGTCAAGGAAGTGATCATCGAGCATCTTACGGTTGTCGGCAAGAATCTCCGTCAGGACATCTATCGGTCTCTGGGGCGCATTGCGGAGAACTACTACCGCCTCAACCGGGACCGCGACCTGATGTTCGAGTACGGCCGCCTCTTCTTCAAGACACGCGAGTTCGCCAAGGCGCTCACCTTCTACGAGCAGTCCATCAAGACCATGGGCGAGCACAACGTCACCATGTTCAACATCGCGCTGTGCTACAAGGAGATGGGCGACAAGGAGAAGTCCATGGACTACCTTAAGCGCTCGGTGAAGCTGGACCCCAGCTACGACCGCGCGAAGGCGCTTCTCATCCAGATGCACGCCGAGATCCAGGTCAACGACGTGGCGAACATCCGTTTGGCATAAAAAGAAAGCGCTTCGGCGCTTCAACGCTTCAGCGGGACCAGCTCGTCCAGCAGGACATGCATCTTTTTTGTGTTCTCCGCGAGACGCTCTCGGGTTTCGCCTAGCTCGCGCGACAGAGCCGCAATGCTGTCCTCGAGCTCCCGCATGCGACACAGGTCGGAGTTAATCTGCGGACGCAGGGCCGCCAGGTGGTCGGCAGCGCGAGCATGGACGAGCATGGCTGTCGGAGTCCTCGTAGGCGGAGTCACGCTGCCGCAGCCTCGTGCTGCGACAGTTCCTCCGGAAGCGTCTCCAATGACTCCCGCAACATCTTCAATGACTCGCGGCGACACCCACCGGTCACGACTCGCGGCGTTGTCTCCGACCGTGACAGCAGTCGCGACTGAGACACCAGCTGCAGCTGCGGCAGCGGCTGGGGCGCCGGGGGTCTTGCGCTTCCTGTGAGACTTAGGAATCTTCGCTTGAGCTCTGCCCGACTCGCGAGTCGAGCTATATTAACCTGCGTGTTCTCCATCAGCTTCAGATGGCATCGGAGAAAGCGGAGGCCGGCGACCACGCGTGTGGGGTTGGCGTGGATAACGTCATGGAGCAGTGTCCACGACCCGTAGTCGTCGAACACGGGTGGGATACTAGGGTCCAGACGTCGCAGGTCGTCCTCCACGATGCACAGGAGCTCGTACACACGGTCTACGAGAGAGACCTGGTAGTCAGCGGCCTCTCTCGAGTAGTCGGAGCCATCGTCGGAGCCGCACGGATGCTCCTCGAGCAGCGCGTCCAGCTCCTTCTCCAGCGCGACAAAGTCCGCGATCATCAGCGTTGCCACACACCGACTCGCCATGGTTTAATCACGACCCCCAGCACTCAAATGTGAATTAGAGACGTACTATATAGATGCATCTATACGCAAAATGAAGCTTGTTTTGTGCGACCGAAATCCGGCGATGGTGGGGGCGTGGAGAGCCTCCTTTTGGGCCCACTTCCCGGAGGTGGACATCGTCCAGGAAGATCTGCAGAATCTCGACCTCGCGGACACCTGCGTGGTGTCTCCTAGCAACTCATTCGGTCTGTTCACCGGCGGAGTGGACTACTACATCGCCAAGATGGCATTTCCGGACGATCACCACGCCCTCACTCGGATGACGCAGGCGACGATCGTGGCCAAATTCGGAGGACAGGTCCCAGTGGGATCCTGCTTTGTCATGCCGGTGAACGATAGACTGCCATTTTTGGGGATATGCCCCACTATGCGCACACCGGCGACGTGTCTGCCAATGGACAGCACGATTCCGTACGACTGCGCGTTCTCGGCCATCGCTGCGGCTGAGCGATACAATGCGGAGAATGGCGACGTGATAAAGAAGCTTCTCATGTTCGGCTTCGGAACCGGTGTGGGCGGACTTTCCGAGGCGCATTGTGCGCGTATGATGTCATTGGCGACTAAGCATTGCGACATGCTGCGCTCTCTCCCGATAGAGGCGTGGAATTCTCGGGGCTTCTCGATCACCCACAACACGGTCTCCAAGATCGGACGTGAGATTGACCGGAACGCGCAAGGGCGTCGCTAGGATGTTGGATTGCATTCCGAATTGAAGACTTTTTTCAGAATTGGATGATGATGAGTCAGTCTGAAAGTAATATCGTTGGAGGCGGACCCGGGGGGTTTCTCGGGTCTGCGGCGCCGAGCACGCTACTGCAATACAAGCTTCGACGGAGCCACTCGTCGGACGTGATCCTGGATGTGGCCTCGCTAACCTCGAGTGAGCGTGCTACGCTCACGCTGGCCAAGACGTATCGTCCAGAGTGCGCGTTCGTTTTTGTGCAACAGGCCGACTGCAAGCGTCCCGGAAGCCCGTCCAGTCGACAGCTATACATGATGTCCAACCACTCGATCTCGCGCGTCTGCGACAAATGCTTCCTGCGCATGGAGGAGGGGCATTTATGCACCGAGGGACGCCTGCTGACGGCGATTGAGCCGGATCTCACGGCGTTCATGATGGGGCATCCGTGCGACATGGCAATGCTGCTCGAGGAGTGCCGCAAGTTCTACGCGTATCGGCCCGGTCGCAACTGCGTGTACCTCAGCATCCTGTTCCTGGCCGACTTCTCGGTGGACGGCTACGGACAGCTGAGCGCGCGCGCATACGCCAAGTTCGGCCGGACCGGGCGCGGCGTGAAGACCAGATACGAGGAGCACGAGCGCGGCATCCGCGCGTTCATGAAGACCCTGCCAGACGTACAGCTAGTAGATGACAACGTCCGATGGTTCCCCACCAAAGACGACGTCGGCGCCGAAAACTCGCTCCGAGAGTCCCTCGGCAAGTATAGACTGGGTCGCACGCTCGTTGGATACGACAAGGCCAGCTGCGAGCAGCACTCCGTCGAGCTCATCGCCTTCCCCGTCTCGATTTCGGCCAAGCTGCGCGAAAAGATGCGAGAGCTCCCGAGCGCCGACGCCATCGAGCTGGCCAGCTGTCTGGACTCCGCGGCCTCAAAACACGTGGACTCGGGCTCCAACACGATGCTGGGGCGCTCCCATGTGGGAGGGCAAGACGCTAAGGACATTCTCAGCGGGCTCTCGGCGCGCATGGCGGCGCTGGGCCTGGAGGCACGGGTCGGCGAGCACCTCCTCGACATATGCTCGGACGAGTTCAGGAACAGCGGGATAGAGAGGACGTTCGAGCTCTGCGCGCTCAGACACGCAGACGACTTCAGAGAGTTCGTATACAAAAGCATCGTAGTCGCGAATAGAGGGCGGTCGCGGTACTTCCCAGCCCTCATTTGAAGTAGGGGTGCCGAATGTATTATAGTGTTCGCGATGACGGATTATAAACCTGAATACGATATTCTTCGCTTTCCCTGCAGCGCTGCTGTGCATGGCGAGTTGTTCGACTGGGATCTTTGGAGCTCCTACTATCCAGACGCCGTGACGCGCGAGGTATGGCGCCAGATCCCCGGGTTCTCGCGCTACATCATATCCAACATAGGCCGCGTGCGCGACATCTCCACCGACGGAGATTTTGTGTCTCCGAAGCTATACGCACACTTCCGAGACCAGATGCGCACCATCGTTAACGACTCCATCAAGACGGTCAGTCGAGACTTCGGCGAGTTCCGCTACTTCCTCGCGGCCGACTCCGGCGAGAGTGTGTGGCACCACATTCACACGCTCGTCGCGTTGGCATTTGTGCCACTGCCTCGCAAGTACGTGGGGCAGGATCCGCGAACGCTGCTCGTGCGTCGGCGGAACCGGCTGAGCTCCGACTTCCGCGCGAGCAACCTGTCGTGGGTGTCCGCGCACGAACTATGGGCGGAGCAGCAGCAAGAGTTCATGGAGCGCAGCGGCAGCTCCAAACCGGGTTACGGGTTCCACTACAAGGCACTCAGTGCGAATATCATGGAGCACATGCGCGCGACGTTCGGAGGCTTCGGAAAAGTAGCCCTCGAGCCGGTGTCCGAGAACGCCGAGCTGCTCGCTAGCGACGATCCGCAGTGCCCTATATGGACGTATGCGCCAAGCGGCTAGGCGTCATTGTATTTTTTCATTTGAATCCGTTGTTCCGTCGAATACGTGCCTTGACTACTTGTTGTAAAGATGGCGAGTCATTCTGAGGATTGCATCAATGCTAAGACTTGTCTAGCGCGGGAGCTCATTAATGATGGTCGCTTCGAGGACGCGCTGGTCATGTTGGAGGACCACCGAGAGCGCGCTCACGCGCACGGACACCATGCGTCGGAGATCAGACACAAGTTCTTGAGCGCCCTGTGCCATCTCGGACTGGGCCTCTACAAGAGAGGCGCGCAGATGCTTCAGCAGATCATCGACACCAGCTGCGGAGTTCTCAAGGCGAATGCCATGAGCAGTCTTGCGAGGTGCTATGAAAAGCTAGGTCGCGACACGGAGGCGGAAAAAACGATGCGGGACGCCCATAATATGGCGCGCGCCGAGTTCGGTGCGATCAATGCCAATACGGTCTGCGTCCACCTGGCGTACGCCAAACAGCTGCTCCGGCTCGGACATCGTGACCATGCCGAAGACGAGCTGTCCAACGCGGCCGGATTCGCGCGCATAGGTAGGCACGACTCCATCCTGGCGGAGATCCACAAGGTGGCGCTCGCGGAGTTTCCAGACTTTCGAGAAGTTGATGCGGAGAACTTGTCTCGAGAAATCGAGATGGACAACATGGGAAGGGGCCTGGACGATGTGGCAGCCATACTCGTTGACACGGTCGACCGGCTCATGGGACGCTCGCAGCAGGAGGTCGCACTGGCATCTATGAGCATGACCATGACTTCAGAGACTTCGGAGACTTCGGAGGCTCGTGAGTCAAAGCGCGCGCGTACTGACGGCTAGGGCACGCTAGGGCAGTGACACTCTCGAAAACAAGTGCTTGCGGAAGGCGACCATGTCGTCGTCGCTGATTTTTTTGTTCTCGAAGGCCTCCGTCGGCGTGCCCATGAGGCGCATTCGGATGTAGAACAGGCAGAAGACCCCGCACTCGGACTTGGACTCCTGGTGGCGCTGGTTGTAGTTCACGACCGCGATGGTCCGGTGCATCTGGTGGCGCTTGAGGTACTCGCGCAGGTCTCTCCGCGCGCTCTCGATCCAGGCCGTCACCTCCTCGGTGGGGTTGTTGCCGGAGGAGTTAAAGTACTCGATCGTCCACACTTCCGGGCCGGAGCAGTCCACGAACACGCAGACCCAGTGCTTGCCGGGACCGGTCGAGACGTCCGTATTGAGCACGCAGGCCATGCGCTTGCACTTGCGCTCGATTGGGTCGTGGCCGTAGCCCAGCTTTACCACGGCGCCGGAGAGAACGCGCGAGAGCGGAATACGCTTCAGACTGCCGTTGCGCTTAGCGAAGTCCATCATGCAGAAGTCGTACGGGTAGAAGTCCGGGAACTCCCGCGCCCACGCCTGCAGCGTCTCGTCGATGTTCACGTTGTCGAGCCAGCGCGTGTTGTCCTTGGGCCCGAGCACCTTCAGGTTGGGCACCGTCATGCGCACCACCGCGTCGGCGTCGAGGCCCTTGGTCTTCAGGAACGAGAAAATGTTTCGGAGCACGCAGGTCTCGCCGTCGCACTCAGTGACCTCCTTCGCCTTCTTGATAACGTCGCGCTTGTCGGAGACCTCGACGCCCTTCGACTTCACATACGACTCGACCGCGCTGAGAGTCTTGTTGTCCAGACATGTGTTCGTCCGCTCGTCTATCTTGTCGATCGCGCATTCGGTGTCCTCCCGGGTGCCGGTCATCGTAAGAGCATTCGTAAAAGGCGTTAGAGGCTCACGAACGTTGGATACGAAGATGTCGCTCCCGCCCACGAGTCTACCGTTTCGAAAGACGCCGGTCTGCGCCAGGATATCCAGCGCGATCGTGGCGACGTTGTCGGGCCTGGACGACGCGCTATCTTTCTCGCCTTCTTCGCCGTCTTCACCTTCTTCTCCGGCGCCTCCGTCTTTTTTGGTTGCGGCATAGTAGGGGCCGTCGTCGGATGGGTCGTGGTCGGGGTCCTCGGTATCGCATCCGCAGCTGCTGCTGAACTGCTTGTCCACCACTGCGCCGCCCTCAATGCGGGGGCGCAGCAGAGCGAGCACAGATCCGTCTGCTAACATAGTATTTATAAGCATACAAATTTGATTGGATGCGATCAGAGGTATACTTAGGCATTATGGCGCCAGCACACCGAAGAAAGAGTCTCTCCCAACGTTTGGGAATCAGTCCAGGCGACCTGGACACGGTCATACCAGTGTCTCGAGCGCACGGACTGATGGCATATCTGTATGACACGTTTCCTAGCACCTACTGGGACTCAGACGACCTCACAACGCTCGCGATGGGCATCTGCATGCTCGCGAAGGATCTGCAGGTGTCTGAGCGCATGCGAGCGATGGCGCCGTCCGACGACGCCCACTTTATGGAGACCCTGCCGATGCTCGGCGAACTAATCGAGTACCAACAGCATGTGCGAGAGCTGTGGGCCCCAGTTCTCGACATAGACTGTGACCGAGATCACGATACGCGGCGTGCGCGACTACTGGCGTTCATACGAGAGCACCTGAATGGATACTCCTCTCCGGACGCCGTTCTGTCGGAGGGAGTCGACCTCGTAAGACGACCTGAGATCCGCCCACGCCTCGCCCTCACCTAGTAAGGAATTTGAAGATTTACTTTTTTACGATATACGAGCTCTCGTCCATCATAAAAATGGCTCCCAAGACCGCTTCCAAGACATCCGCAGCTAAGCCCAAGCCGAGGCGCCTCAAGGTCCCCTCCACGATCGTGGAGGAGGACTCTGAGAGCACCACGAGCGTGGACACTGCGAATAGTACTGCTAGCAGTGCTGGGAGCGCTCGCAAGAGTAAGGCGGAGCTGGCGAAGACGTACCAGAAGCTGGAGCATCGGGAGCAGATCCTGCTGCGTCCGGACTCGTACATCGGCAGCGTCGAGAACGAGCGCGTTGCCATGCACGTGCTGACCGGAACGTCCGCCGCCGGCGCCCCGCTCATGGAACTCAAGGAGCTTCTGTATAACCCCGGTCTGTACAAGATCGTGGACGAGGTGATCGTCAACGCGCGGGACCACCACATCCGCTCGCTGGACGCCTCGCAAAAGTTGCAGCCGGTGACCGAGATCCGGCTGAACGTTGACGCGGCCACGGGCCGCATCTCCGTCTTCAACAACGGCTCCGGCATCGACATCGAGATGCACCCAGAGCACAAGGTGTACATCCCGGAGCTGATATTCGGGCACTTGCTTACGTCCACCAACTACGACGACTCCGAGAAGCGCGTGGTGGGCGGACGCAACGGCTACGGCGCTAAGCTCACGAACATCTTCTCGAAGGAGTTCGTGGTCGAGACGCTCGACACCGCCGCCGGCAAAACCTACCGACAAACCTTCTCCGACAACATGAAGGTCATCGCCCCCCCGGAGATCGCGTCCACGCGCGTCAAGCGCGGCTTCACGCGCCTGACGTTCCTTCCCGACTACGCGCGCTTCGGCATGACTGCTCTGACCGCGGACATGCTGGAGATCCTGCGCAAGCGCGCGTACGATCTGTGCGCGTGCACGGGTGCGCGAGTGAACGTGTTCTTCAACGACGAGCGTCTCGACTACAAGAACTTCGAGCGCTACGTCGACCTCTACCTCGGGATGAAGACGGAGTACCCGCGCGTCTACGAGGAGGTGAACGATCGCTGGGAGGTGGCCGCCACCTACTCCGACGCCGGCTACCGCCAGGTGTCGTTCGTGAACGGCATCAACACCTTCCGCGGCGGGCGCCACGTGGACATGATCCAGAAGCAGATATGCGACTCGCTCGTGACCATGTACAACGCCAAGAAGAAGAAGGAGGCTACGGCGCTGAAGGCCGCGGACGTGAAGCAGTACCTGTGGCTGTTCGTGAACGCCACCATCGAGAACCCGCGGTTCTCGGGACAGACCAAGGAGGAGCTGAGTAGCACGCAGGCGCAGTTCGGATCGCGCTGCGAGCTCTCGGACAAGTTCCTCGCGAAGCTGTACAAGAGTGGCATCATCGAGCGTGCGATGCGCGTCTCGGAGTTCAACGCGGCCAAGGGCCTCTCCAAGCTGGGCGGCAAGAAGAAGGTGAAGCTCAACGACGTGGAGAAGCTTGAGGACGCGAACCGCGCTGGCGGACGCGAGTCCGCGCAGTGCACGCTCATCCTCACGGAGGGGGACTCGGCCAAGGCTATGGCTGTGGACGGCGTCTCCGCCGTCAACGGTCGCGACTACTTCGGCATCTTCCCGCTCAAGGGCAAGCTGCTGAACGTGAAGGACGCGGCGCCGGCCAAAATCGCCGCCAACAAGGAGATCTCGGATGTGATGAAGATCGTGGGGCTGCAGGTGGGCAAGGACCCCAAGCCCTCCGATCTGCGCTACGGCAAGATCATGATTCTCGCGGACGCCGACGAGGACGGCTCGCACATCAAGGGTCTGGTCATGAACCTGATCCACAGCATGTGGCCGTCGCTGGTGCGCGAGCACAACTTCATCGTCTCGATGCTCACGCCGGTGGTCAAGGCCACGAAGGGCGAGGGGCGAAAGAAGGAGACCAAGAGCTTCTACAAGCTCGCGGACTTCCACGCCTGGCAGGCGACTGCGCGAGGCAGCTGGAAGATTAAGTACTACAAGGGGCTCGGTACGAGTAACTCGGCCGAGGCCAAGAAGTACTTCCAGGACATGAAGCTGGTCAACTACGAGTGGACCGACATGTCCGAGGCGGCGCTCGACCTCGCCTTCAACAAGAAGCGGGCCGACGACCGAAAGGACTGGCTCAAGGCGTACGACCGAACGAGCACGCTCGACTACGCCGAGACCCAGGTCTCGTACGACGACTTCGTGCACAAGGACCTCATCCACTTCTCGAACGCCGACAACGAGAGAAGCATCCCCCATGTCATGGACGGGCTCAAGGAGTCCACGCGCAAGATCCTTTATGCATGTTTCAAGCGCAACCTGAAGGAGGAGATTCGCGTGGCGCAGCTCGCGGGATACGTCTCGGAGCACGCCGCGTATCATCACGGGGAGGCATCGCTGCAGGGAGCGATCATCAACATGGCGCAGGACTTCGTAGGCGCCAACAACATCAACCTGCTGTATCCATCAGGCCAATTCGGGACCAGGCTCCAAGCTGGTCGCGACGCGGCAAGTCCGAGATACATCCATACGAGGCTGATGAATATCGCTCGGAGCATCTTCATAGAGGCCGACGAGCACGTCCTCGAGCGCACGCTCGACGACGACGGTAATCCGGTGGAGCCGCTATTCTACGCGCCGATCATTCCGATGGTGTTGGTGAACGGCGCGCTGGGAATCGGTACGGGGTTTAGTACGAGTATCCCGTGCTACAACCCGATCGATGTCATCGACTCCGTGGAGCTGGTGGCGAATGTTCTGGATGCGAGGGGTGGAGACTCTGTGGAGTCGCTGCAGACCGTTATCGAGTCCATCGATCTCAAGGATCTGGTTCCATGGTATCGCGGGTTCACGGGCGACATCTACGCGTACAAGACGGGTTTCGTTAGTCGCGGGGTGTTCTCGGAGCTGGATCCGCACACTGTGGAGGTCACCGAGCTTCCGGTGGGGACCTGGACGGACGACTACAAACGATTTCTGGAGGGGCTCGAGGTCGCGGGCAAGTACGTTCGCGACGTCAAGTACTACCACTCGACCAAGACGGTGCGATTCGTGATCTCTCTGCTGCCGGCGCACAAGGTCGGGAGCTTCAACCTGGTGGAGGAGCTGGGACTGTGCTCGACCAAGGGTCTGAGCGTGTCCAACTTCCATCTCTACACGTCCGCCGGCCGCATCAGGCGATACGCGGACACGACCGAGATCCTGCGCGACTTCTGTAAGACGCGCATTTCGGTGTACGGACTTCGCAAGGCGTTCCTGCTTAAGCAGTTACGGCGCGAGCTGCACGTGCTTGCACAGAAGATCCGGTTCGTGGTGGACGTGATAGCGTCCCGCATCAAGGTGATGAACGAGCGCCGAGACGTGATCCTAGCGCGCATGAGCGAGCTGGACTACGACATGGAGCTGGCGCCAGACCTCATCCGCATGCCGATCTCCTCGCTCACTCGCGAGCAGAAGGAGTCTCTGGAGGCCACCGTGGCCGCCAAGGAGCGCGAGGTAGCCGAGCTCGAGAAGACCACGCTGCCGCAGCTGTGGAAGCGCGAGCTGGCAGACCTTAGAGCCGCGTACGACGCGTTCATGAAGGACTTCTCCCAGGACACCGACGACCTCGAGGAGAAACCCAAGAGCTCCCATAAGCCAGCGCGAGCGACTTCCAAGAAGCCTACGAAGCCTCTTAAGAGACGCTAAGTGCTGAGCGCAAACCAATTTTTTGCCGAGATCCGGATCCGAGGGCCGCCGGAAAACGTACCCGCCCGAAGAGAAAACTCGTGTTCCCTGGTTGGTAGCATGGGAACATGCCTCCAGCACTGACGCATACGGGTATTGCGCGATAGTACACAACCTACGTGTAAGTACTCCGCGGCCCGATGTAGCATGGGAACATTGGGTCTTTTAAGGATTCATGCACTGTCCGGGCGCTTAAAAGACCCAATGTTCCCATGCTACACCGGGCCGCGGAACGTGTTCGTATGGCTGGTTTTGTATGCTGTGTGTGGCGTATATGTATGAGCTGGAGGCATGTTCCCATGCTACCATCCAGGGAACACGGAATCGCGCCAGCTTTTTTCACAAATTTTCTGGGCGATCTCTTGTCTTGCCTTGGGCAAAAAAATTGTGAGTTGATCTAGAGACCGGTCTTGATCGCCGCGAAGTCGGCCTCGATCTTGTCCACAGCCGCTAGGATGAGTTCCTTGGCGCTCTTCGTGGGGTGCCACACGTGGAGTTCAATCATGTAGTTGTGCGTGAGGTACGCGTAGTTGACCGAGCACTCCGGATAGAGATCGAAGATCACGCGTCGCATCAGCGCGCCGATCGTGTGCGTCTCGTACTTGAGGTTGAGAACGCCCTCAACACCCGCGCCTCCCTCTGCGCCGGCTGTGTTCTCGAACTCCAGCCGGATATTCCAGTTGGGAGTCTCTGTCAGCGCGCCGCGGATGAGACGCACGCGGTCGATGATTCCATCGCAGGCGTCTGCAACGATTTGCTTACCCACTTTGACGCCGTCTCCCGAGATGGCCGGAACGATCGCGGTAACACGATGCTTCCGCGGGTTCGCCGTGAACACTGACTCCTTATATCCGCTTCCGAACGGCAGATCGTGACCGGGCTCGCGGATCTCCGCGTCCGAGTACTCCGCAAGGTCGAGAGGAACACTCGCGGCTCTGCGCACCGGCTGGTACGCGGCGTGGTAGTTGTCCGCGAGGAGTCTGGCGTTCTTGCTGCCGATGCCGCGGCTGATCCGCAGCTCCTTGATCTCCACCGAGCAGTTTGGCATGAGCAGGCCGATGGTGAAGCCAGGATTGAAGAGCGGCTCCCGGAGCAGCTTCGTCTTCTCGCGAATGTGTCCCGACTTGATCGCGATCGTCACCGGTGTGTTGTTCGTGACCGAAAGCTCGAAGACCGCGTCCTCGACTCCCTTCGGAAGGTCGTACCTAAGAGGGATGCACATGATGTTCATGTGCAGGAACGAGTCTATGACGAACGGGTCCGTCGAGGAGTTCTTCGTGACACAGTTGCGAGCGGAGGTGCCGCCATCAGGATCGGCGCTAAGACAGTGCCCGACGAGCTCGTCCAGCATCACGCGACGCAATGCATTGGCACCGGCAGCGCATATGCTGTCCAGCTCGACCGTCATCCGAGCCTTGCAGAAGGGCATGTCCGACCACTCACCACCGTACTTCGCGAGGATCTTTGGATCTATAGCCAAAGGCTCCATCGAGAAGCGCGTGAGAGCAGCGCTAGAGGACGCAGATGCATCACTCCGAGCCTCACTGCGACTCTCGGTCTTTTGGACTCGCTTGACGGGGTTCTTCTTAGCCGGCATTTTAGTTAGCTCGCAAAAGGCCTACTATACTTATAGCTCGGAGTAGTTCAAATCTAACGATGGCAGAGCTTCATCGCATCTTCGTAAAATACGGCGAGCAGAAGAGTAATGGCCTCTCCCTTAAACTTTTGCGCTTTATTCACAAGAACCTGGGCGTCTTCCGGGAGATCGGCATCAAGTTCCAGATTACGGAATTCTCCACACGCGACCTCGAGAAGAACGCCGCGCGCCAGACCCTGCGCAGCCTGAACATTAGCCAGCTTCCCGCGCTCGTGACTCCTAGGACCACGTACCACGGCACCGACACCATCATAGGAGCCTACGTGGACAACATCAACAAGTACTACGCGGAGGAGGACGAGCGCAAGAAGAAGAAGCCGGCGCCGCAGAAGGCCAAGTTCGAGAGCGAGGACCAGCTGGTGGACCAGTATCTGACGCGCGCGATCGGCGACGCCAATGACGACTGGAACGAGGACCCGATCGCGGAGGACATCGAGCGCACGGTCTCTGGTAGATTCAACGAGGAGCGCGAGAAGCGCATGCAGATCTCGTCCGGGCCTGGCAAGAACCGCGACCGCCACCTCCTGGACGACGCCGGCGGCGGGGATCTGGACGGGGACGACCACGAGCACGCGACGTTCGCCGTCTCCAGAGAAGACTTCGCCGACGGCACCGAGCCGGCCAAGCCGAAGCACTCGCGCCGAAGCGGCGGACGGAGCGGTGGCCGAAGCGGTGGCGTGCGCCGCCAGGACTTCACGGGCGACGACGACGGCATGGGAGCGGTGTCCGGCGAGATGACGCGGCGACGACAGCGCGGAAGGCCCGACAACATCAGCAACAACCTGGCCAAGCTGTTCAACGAGGACACCGCTCCGAAGGGAAGCATGGAGAAGCGCGACGATGAGCTCATGGCCCGCTATATGGAGTCGACGGACGACATTTAGCCACATCCAACCATATTTAAAGACGGGGTTGGGACCTGATAATCATGTCGTCTAACCGCGCGCTCGTAAGCATTGTGGAGGCCTTCGTCAAGAAGGTAAAGTTTCTGACCTTGGACATCTTCCATCGCTGCAAGGAGGATCCCAAGGTCTACCGCACGAAGGAGCGTATCTTCCTCATCTGCGCGGCCGATCCCAACAAGGTCGTAGATCGCGTGGGGAAGGTCGTGTTTCGCTACCGCGAGCACATTATCGCCGGCGATGGGTTCTTTTTTGAAAAGTCCAATGTGGGCGACTTCGGGAGTCACGTCACCATGGACAACTTCAACGACTTCGACTACATCGCCGAAAAAATACGCGACATCTACGAACATGCCGATCAGGAGCTATGCGACATGTACAAACAGGCGTTCCTAGAACTGCTCGAGCTGTATATCGACTACTGCGTCATCCGCGGCTAGCGTCGGCAGCAGTGACGACTACGTATGTAGTCACTCTATCTCGGTTTCCTGAACTCGTCTACCTGCAGGTTGATCTGGAAGAGTAGCTCCTCTCCTATTTTTTCTCCCAGCCACTGTCCGGCCGAGGCGATCCACTCCACGACGTCGTCGTCCCTCGACAGAACGTCGTTCATGGAGAACAGCTGCGACTGCAGGTTGTTCGCGCGAGGAAGCAGCGTTGTCGACGGCTGCAGATCTCCGTAGTACTTGAAGATCGTGCATATGACCTTGAAGCGCATCTTCGTGTAGCGCTCGTCCTTCAGGGGGTATTTCGCGTAGAAGAGGTCGGTAAGCTTCTGCAGAGAGCTGACCGCGTCGATAGGATTTTTTGGGTCGTGGCGGTAGCCGTACACCGTAGTCCACAGCGTATCCTGCACGGTGGAGCGCGTGGTTTCGTCCACGACCATCGGATGGTCACCGATGGCGACAACGCCGTTGATGAAGTCCGAGAAGGTCGGCCTTAGGCTTTTGAAGTGCAACTCTGGAGCGGACATCCTTATAGAGCTGCGGCGAAAAAGTCTAAATTGCCGCGACCAGGTAATCTGTCGGGTAGTATAGTAGCCATGACGTTCGGAGGCGCCTCGCTGGTGAAGAACAACACCAGCTACCAGCTGCAGGCAACCAACCTGCTGAAGACCGTACGCGAGCAGTTCGACAAGAACACAGACGAGCCATGGACCTCCGTGCTCAAGTACTACCAGTACTTCGTGAGGAGATTCTTCGTGGACCCAGAATTCAACCTGGGAGGAGACAACGGCAGAGGACTGCTGGTGTACCACGGAATGGGATTAGGTAAGACGCGCCTCTCCATAGCCGTAGCGATGTCTCTCTGGGACGTATACGAGCCTCTCGTGCTTTTGCCCAAGAGTTTGCAGGTCAACTTCGAGAAGACTATAAGCTCCGTCGTGCGTCTGTTGAACCAGGGCAAGTCGCAGGAGGAGATCGGAAGATTAATCGGACACGCCAAGAAGCGCTTCCACTTCATCAGCACGAACGCCAGTAACGCCGGCCAGAAGATCGCGTCCGCCAAGCTGCGCAAGCGCGTGATCATCGTGGACGAGGCGCACAACCTGTTCCGCGCGATCATCAACGGAGGCAAGAACGCGCGCGCCATCTACGACTCCATCATGGGCGAGCGCGATCTACGCTTGGTCTTCCTGACGGGCACTCCGTGCTCGAAGGATCCTTTCGAGATCGTGCCCTGCTTCAACATGCTGATGGGCTACGACATACTTCCGACGCGCTACGATCACTTCAACGAGTTCTTCATCGACTCGCACCTGAACAAGATCAAGAACGGCGCCTTCCTCGCCAACCGACTCTTCGGTCTGGTCTCCTACGCCTCCATGGAGGTCGACAAGGAGGCGTATCGGAAGCACTTTCCGGAGCTGCTGCCGATGAAGGTGGAGAAGTGCGAGATGACGGTGAACCAGTTCGGCAAGTACATGATGGCGCGCCAGCGCGAGCGCGAGGAGACCGCCGAGTCGGAGGGCGTGGAGCAGATCGGCAAGCCGGTCCTCGCGCCGATGAGTCTGCCGAGCAGCGACAAGAGCTTCGGCACCTACTACGTGAAGTCGCGCATGACCTCCAACTTCTGCGACGGCGAGTCGCCCAAGTTCGACCGGCTGCTCAAGAACGTCCAGGAGTCCGAGGGACCAGTCGTCATATACTCCCAGTTCGTGGAGGAGGGCGGCCTAGGCTCGCTAAAGCAATTTCTAAAGAAGCATCAACTGTCATTCAGCGAGATTACCGGAAAGGTGTCCGCGGACCAGCAGCGAGGGATCATCCTGAGCTTCAACAGCGCCGACAACGCGCACGGTGAGCGCATCAAGGCCCTGCTCATTTCGAAGACGGGTGCGGAGGGTCTTTCTCTGAAGCGCGTTCGGCAGGTGCACATCCTGGAGCCGTACTGGGACTGGAGTCGGCACGACCAGGTGGAGGCGCGCGCCGTGAGACTAGACTCGCACGTCGACCTACCGGAGGCCGAGAGAAAGGTGCAGAGCTTCATCTACATCGCGGTCGGGAACCAGCGCATGCTCGACGAGATGCCGGCGAGGGTGCGCAAGGAGGAGCAGGAGACCGTGGATGAGCTCTTCTACCGCCGGGCGTGGAAAAAACATCAGCTTAATTTATCTATGAGGGAACTCCTAAAAACAATTTCATTGGAGTGTAGTACACTAGGACTTTCTGGCTGCGTTGTGTGCCAGCCGACGGATGAGCGCCTCTTCTCGAACGACGTGCGGCGCGATCTGCGCAGCGTGAACCCGTGCAAGAAGATGCAGGAGACACAGGTGGAGGTTAAGAAGATATCTCACGACGGCGTCACGTACTACTACCGCGAGGCGGATAACCCGCTCGGTTACGAATTCTATAGATACAATGATAGTGTGCAGTCGCTAGTCTCTATAGACCATAGTGACCCTATTATAACCGATCTCGTAGAATTAGTAGACCCGTTTAAATATTAGATATCAATTTAAACACATGTGCTTTTTTAGATACTGTGATCCCATACAATGGATGTTGTTGATATCAATATTAGATACATTAACGACTCCGTTAAGGCTCCTATCTGGGCCGCATTGCTGAAAAGGACTAAGCAGAAGGGTCAATGCTTAGTCATGGCCAACGGGGTAATGCAGCTAAAGATACCCACGGGAAACTATATTTCGGGAGCTTTCCACGGAAAGAAGATTGCGTACGCATTGGAGCATGATTTGGATGCCATTGGTTGTATGGAAATACCAAAAAACGTGTGCGATACGCCTGGGTGTGTACTTCCAGAACACCTAAAGCTATCGGAGCTACATACCTCTATCCCGGTAGAACTGCGATGCCTCTATACTGATACGGGATATAGTGCAAAATGGCACCAATTATTGCATAATGCTCTGGTAGATGCATCTGGATGTCTGTTATGGACGGGAGGCAAAAATTGCTATGGCTACGGAGTCGCATCATGGAAGAGCAAAACATGGACGACGCACCGACTTAGCCATCTATTCTCAAGAGCTTTAAACCCTATCCCAGATACTGATTCAGAAGGCCGCAAATTGGTGGTTAGGCACCTATGCGATGTAAAGCTATGCTTCCACCCAGATCATCTAAAAATCGGAACACATGCCGAAAATTCCGAGGATTATGCCAATACTGGGCGGCGCGGTGAAAGACACAACAGCACCGATGAAGTCGTCGTAAGAGCGATATTAGATGATTTAAAACATATGGATAAGCTATCCGGTAGTATTTCAGCAATTGCGCGCAAACATGGGGTTTCGCGGACAGTGGTCTCACGTATAGTCAATGGGAAAACCCATGGAGCCATAAGCGGAATTAGAGATGGGGCTAATTCGCTAAATGCGAAGGCTCGCGAGCAGCGCATAAATCCTCTAACGCCGAGCGATATAGATCTTCTTGCAGATCGCGTGCTAAAAAAATGTCATATGGTTGGTGACTGTATGATATACCGAGGGGCTAATCAGGCTGGATATGGGACGATCAAATATCGCAGCAAGTTGTTATTTGCTCATGATATCGTCTGTAGGTGTAAAATGCGCGCGGATAAGCCGCCAGGTGTGGTTACTCGACACTCATGTCACAACCGGCTGTGTTGCAATCCATCTCATTTGGAGTGGGGGAGCGTGTCTGAAAATGCAGTAGACACGGTAAAGACTGGGAAGAACGACCTAATCTGCAAATTGAGTTCCGAGGATGTGCAAATTATCAAAAGACTGTTACTAGATGGTTATCAAGTTGATGGTGTTCGAAAACATTTTAACGTGTCGCAGACATGTGTGTACGCCATTAAACGAGGAAAGACATGGGTACATGTAGATCCTGCTGAAACCATTCCAGACAACTTAAAATCATTGCCTATGGCATCTAAAAGGCTAACTCCGGAGGAGTTATCTGAGATACAAGAGCTCCTAGCTCAAGGCATCTCTCAGAAGGACATTGCCAAACAGTTCCAGATGGCGCAAAATACCATATCTACCGTAGCCAAAAAGCTGTCAAAGTTAAGCACATCATAGCCATATTTATATAGAATATGGGCGCAATTGTTTTTTATGACCAGCTGAACCTCGACATGCGCACTCTTCTGAAGTCTGTGTCGCTGGAATGCTCTGTGTTGGGGCTGGAGGCGTGCCGCGTGTGCCAACCGACGGACGAGCGCCTGTTCTCGAACGACGTGCGGCGCGACCTGCGCAGCGTGAACCCGTGCAAGAAGGTTGAGGAGGCGCAGGTGGAGGTGAAGAAGATCACACACGACGGCGCCACGTACTACTACCGCGAGGCGGACAACCCGCTCGGACTCGACTTCTACAAGTTCAACGACAGCGTGCAGTCGCTAGTGAGCATCGACCACAGCGATCCGGTGATCAACGAGCTGCTGGACCTCGTGCAGCCGTGGACGCTGTGAAAATATTTGCACTACTATACAAACCATGGGAGGATCTTCATCTAAGACTCCGGCTCTGACGCCGCAACAGCAGGCTGCGGTGGATGCGCTAGACAGGCACATTAGCAACTTCGGACGTCTCAGATCCTCCGAGCTTCTGAAGGAATGGCCCAAAGGAACGGCCAACGCTATGAACGAGATGGGTTATGCCGTTGGCGGATTTTGGCACGGAAATGGAAAGGGTAGGGCAGCCGCCGATGCGCTCCGCGCGAGGATCCTCTCGGGAGAGGTTACCGCAACCAACATCGAGAGCGAGCTGGCGCGGTTGAGGGAGGCCGCCGCCACCGATCTCGTTGCAATATTGCAGGAGTACCTCCATAACAGAGATCTAGTATACAATGACGCACGTAGGTTGGACCTAACAGATGCTCAGAAGGAGGAGGCCAGGAGTTACATCCTGACCATCCTGAGCGGTCAGACGTCGGGCTCCTACGAGCGTGTCCTCGGTGGCGCCTGGGGCATCGCGAAGGAGCACCCGATTCAGTGCGTGGCACTGGCGCTGCTGATCGTGGGCGCGATCTTCCTGCTCGTCTTCATCTTCAACATCACTAAGGATCCTGCTGCGAAGAGCGCAGGCACTCTTGTGGGCTGCGGCTTCATGAGCGCGGCCGTGGCAGCAGTGGGAGTCGCGTGGCTCGTTACGGAGTAAGCTAAGTCCGTTTTTTCGCAACACAGGGAGTCCAATGCGGGCTTCTGGACATCATGTAGCCGTGGACGCTGTGAAAAATGTGTCGTGTATTATACGCACCATGGGCGGCAGATCTAGCAAGGTTGGTCCGCAGCCGGACGAGCGTTCGGTTGACCAGTTCGAGAGAAACATGAGGGGTCTGAGCCTAAACACCTTCATCGGCAGCCGGTCGGGCGAGCTGGGAGAGAACTGGCTCAAGCTGGAAAACGCGGTCAGAGGCTATCACGCTGGCGCTGGAAAGGTTTGGCTCGACGAGCTGCGGCTGGGAGTAGATTCCGGGGGAGACATCGCGGCTCTGCTGGACAAGGCACGACGCGCCGTTGCGTCCGACATCATCGCGATCTTCGCCGACTACTTGAAAGACAACTCCAAGAGATCGCTGACGGACGATGAGCATACGAGGATAGAAGCATCCATTATTCATGCACTGCAGGCGCCGCCAAAGTTATTCGGTGCGCACGAGCAAGTGATCGGCGGCGCTTGGGGCATCGCCAAGGAGCACCCGATTCAGTGCGTCGCGCTCGCCCTGTTGATCGTGGGCGTCTTCTTCCTGCTCTACTTCTGGCTGGGCGGCTCGTCGGTGACCAAGACTGCCACTACAAGAACCGCGGGCACGCTCGTGGGCTGCGGCTTCTCCACCGCGGCGCTGGTTACTGCGGGCATCGCGTGGCTGGTCTCGGAGTAGCGCAAAAAAAGAAAGAGCTCGGCGACCTAAGCTTCCTTGAAGTTGGTTCTGTACGGGACGACCTTGCGCATGCGGATTGGCATCTGCACTCGATTTTTTGCGATGAGGATGTTCACCCTGGTGGCGGACGCAAGCACTGTTCCCGCGGAGTACTTGTCCGGGTTGATGTAGGCAAGATCCTTGAGGTTGATGTCCGGGTTGAGGCGGATGGTGGACGGAACGATGGTTCCGGACGTGAGGAAGTTGGGGTCGATACTCGTGGAGCCCTCGAGGCCTACGAGGTGGCCGGTCTTCTTGTTGATCCAGCGATCGATGACGTCGAAGAGCGGATCGCTCTCGCCATTGGTGAGATCGATGGAGTCGAAGAAGATGCGATCGCCCGCCAGGATATTGTGGTTCTGGTTAGGAACGTAGAATTCGAGCACCGGGTCGTGGTTGCTGTTGAGCACGATCCTGGGGATCACCCCGTATAGAACATCTGGAAGGAGCATGATGCCCGTATCCGGGTTGCGGATGAGCACGGTCATCTTGGACACGTCTCTGATCGGCTTGGTGAAGGTGAATATCTCGCGGCCGAGCAGCGGCACGACCTGCACGTTGGTGAGAAAGCTGCTGAGCTCGGTCTGGCAGAGCCAGTGGTAGCGCACGTTCTGGAAGCCGATGGTGGACTGCGGATCCAGCTCCCGTATGCCAATGCTCAGCACGCCGCCGAAGCAGGCCATGCTCTGCGCCGACCCGATGGTGTTGATCACCTCCGGCACACTCGTGTTTGTCGTTAACCGAGGCAACTGGTTGTTGGGCACGAGATTGGGCGTCCCGTTGACGTTGTCCGCGATGTCGTTGGTGATGAAGGGTAGCAGCGGCACGCTCGGCAGGCCGAACGCGTAGAGCTCCATCTCGATGACGTCCTCGAGGAGATCCTCGATACCCACGACGCCAACCTCGGTTCCGGTCTGCAGCGCCAGGTTGAACGAGAGCTCGCCGTTGGAGATGTCCGAGCTCTCGAGCTTGGCCCAGGAGTCGAGCATGAAGTACTGGTCGGAGATGCCCCACTCCTCCTCCACGACGGAGCCGATCGTCTCCTTCTTGTGCGGCTCACTCTTCCCAGAACGATCCGCGCGGTCAGCACTGTCCGGAGTAGAACGATCCTCGCGATCAGCAAGGCTGATCTTGCGGTTAAGCAGCTGCTGCAGCTCAAAAGCGGTCATACGACGCTCCATGGTTCCTATGTGTATGTGTAGGCGCTTCTTACGAGTGTGTGATGACTATGCGAAGGTGCTTAGTCTGTTTAGAAGCGATTGCCGACACTCGTCCGCGCGCTATGTGTGGTGGTTGCAAAAAACTTTTTGGAAATTACTGCTCGTACGCGCCCCACCAGTGTCGGTTCTCCTCGGCGACGGGCTCTTCCTCGACCCACCGCATGATGGTGTCTCGCGTGGTGGTCTTTCGCGGCTCGCGTCCGCGGAACTTGCGCTTGGCGTGGCAGAGGTAGTTCACGTTCCCGTCGTCGGTCCGGCTGTCCAGCATCTCGAGGAGTTCGGCGCACGCCTCGGCGCCCGGCTTCTTGGATATTCCTACGGCCTTCCCAGCGTCTTTAGCTGGCGCTTTGGGAGATTTGCCTGCGTCTTTCGTCGGTGCTGCGGCGAATGGCTGCTCTCTGTCTTCGTACGCGCTCCTCTGCTCCGGCGTGAGGTATGGTTCCAGGAGGTTGTTCTCGGCGAAGTTCTGTTCGTCGCCCGTCGCCAGCATCGGCTCGACTACGGGCTCTGTCATCTTGTAGACGGCTGCTGTGAGTACAGCTACCAGAAGCAGCGCGATCTCCACCGACCCCGACATGATGATGATGGCGATCACCACCACGACGACGAGCGCGTAGAGCTCGCGGTTATCTAGGCGCGGTGTCTGGAATGGGAGCTCCATGCTATAAGAGTCCGCAAAAAAAGAGTTTCGGCGCGCCGACTTACTCGGTCTTGTCGGCCGCACTTCGATCCTCGCTCGCGACTTCCGCAGATACAACTTCCGCAGTCTTGTCTTCTCCAGAGACGTCTTCGGTCGCTACGTCCTCCGAGTCGGAGTCAGAGTCTCCGAGGTCCATGTCGGCGAAGTCCTCCAGAGGCTTGGCGTCGAGCTCCTCCATAAGGCGGATGGCGTCCTCGTCGGTCTTGGCGCTGGAGAGCTTTTCGATGCGCTCCAGATTCTTGTTTAGGCTTCCGAAGATGGTCTTCATCTGCGGGTTGCTTGCGTGCTGCTGCGATATCTTGCGGTAGTGCATGATGATCTGCTTGAACTGGCGCAGGAGCTTGGGCGTAGGCTCGGCCGTCTTGGCCACGTCCATGACGAAGCTCTCCATGATGATCGTGGGGTTGCTGGAGACGACGTAGTCCTTGTAGTAGCCGTCGAAGTTGCCCTTGAGGGTGTCCATGGCGTTCAGGATCTTGTTGAATGCGTCGCCACACCCGCGGATCTTCTTCTTCACGTCTCCGATGGAGCTCATGATGATCTCGGACAGCGCGTCCACGTTGACGTCTGGCGAGGACACGACCCTATAGATGTCCATGCCGGTGGTGAGCATCTTGTTGAGGATGAGGAGGAACATCTTCCGGTCGAGCTCGTCGAGGCGGTCGTCGTTGTACAGCTGCTTGAAGTTGAGCGCGGGAAGGTCCTCGATAGGCGTGTAGCTGAGTCCGGCACTGCGCGTGAGGAACTTGTCGTTGAGCTTGTTGGTGTCGGAGATGTGGGCCTTGTGCACGATAATATTCTTGGTGGCCACGATGATGGATGCCACGATCGGCGAGTCCTTCAGCAGGCGGTACTTGCCGGAGATCAGCTCGCGCACGTCCTCGGGCATCGCGCTCAACTGCAGCTTACAGATCTCGGGCAGGTCGTGGAAGCGGTACTCGCCGGTCATAGACGCCTTGCGAGCTATGATGTACTCGTCCACAGCGGCCTGAGTGTCTGGAAAGATTCCCAGTGCCTTGTCGCGCAGGAGCTCTAGGAGCTGCAAAAAGCGCATGACGGTCGCGTGGAGTCTCTCGTACTTTGGATAGAAGACGGTTGGGTCCTTTCCGGACGCGCCCAGCATGTCGTTGAACATCTGGACAACGTCCTCGCTCTGGGCCGAGGCGGCCTTGATGAGTTTGAAGGTCTTTCTGCCGCGCGCCATGATATAGGTCGCGCAGCGACGACCCTTTAAATAGTCTCGCTAGAAAGCCTCGAATCAGAAATAATTAGGCAAACCACCTAAGACAGCGCTTTTAAACAGACGCGACCGAAAGATTATCGAACCAGGCAAGAACGCCCGCAAAAACTCCTTCCCCGGCAGCTATCTTAATCTCCCCTTTTAAAGAAGGGAGAAGCAGACATATAACCCCCAGCATCCATCAATTCTGACAGAAAGAACCATGGTAACTGCAGCAACCGCCGCCCCTCGTAAGCGCACCGCTACCCCCAAGAAGGCCGCTCCTGCGGATGACGCCAAGAGCGCTTCTCCTACCGGCAAGATCTCCAAGGTGAGCTCTCGCTCCAGCATTAGCAGCACTGGCGCTGACGACAAGCCTGCTCGCCAGCACATCACCAGCAAGATCGGCATCTACATGTCCCAGACTCGTTGCGAGAAGGCCATCAAGGGCGTGATCAACGACGAGAACGACGTTGAGCGCCATAAGGCTCTCAAGGCTTCGTTCGCGGACATGTTCAAGGACAAGGCCGACCAGCGCCAGCAGGTCAAGGACCTCCACAAGGAGGTTTCCAAGCTCGAGAAGAAGTTGGCCGACATCGAGGCCAAGCTCGAGACCGGCGAGGCCACCGTCGCCGAGAAGAACGCTCAGAAGAAGCTCATCGACTCCAAGCTCAAGTCCGTGCTCACCACCACTGAGCTTAAGAAGGGGTACGACACCTACTCTGAGCAGAAGGAGGTGTCCAAGCGCATCATCCGCTTGGCCAAGAACGTCCCAATCGCCACCAGCGTTCTCGGTGACTACATCGTTCGCGAGGTCATCAACTTCGCGGTCGAGCACGTCGCCTTCAAGACCAAGCTTAAGACCGTCGACCTCAAGCACGTCTTCACCGAGGGCCACGAATCCATGAAGGTATACCCAATCATCCGCACGCTCAAGAGCTGGGAGAAGTACGTCCGCAACCCAGACCTTCTCCAGAAGGCCACCAAGAAGAAGACCAAGAAGGCTGACGGAGAGACCGTTGAGGAGGATGTCGAGGCTGAGGAAGTCACTGAGGAGGAGCCAGTCATTGACGAGTCTGCTCCAAGCAGCAACGGCGACCCAACCAAGCCAATCAACTTCATCCGCTACATCGGCAAGCTGATTAAGCACGACATCAAGCCTCGCATCAAGGCTGACCCAAGGTTCGCTGAGCGCTCCACCATCCGCGTCAGCTGCCACGTCGCAAGCTTCCTCAGCGACCTCCTTGTCGACCTTCTTGAGCTCGTGAGCCTCAAGTCCAAGATCATGATGCACCGCATCGCCAGCGTGAGCACCTTCAACTCCGCGCACCTCGTCGACATCGTCAAGATGCTCGTGGTCTACCACGACCGCGACTTCGCTAACTTCGCCGAGATCGAGAAGACGATCGAGGACAAGCTCGTTGAGTACGACGAGCAGATGAAGGAGCAGCAGAAGAGCCGCGTAGACAAGAAGGCCGCCACCCCAGCTCCTTAGATTAGCATAGTCCACCTATAGTTCGCCAACTCCAATTCCCCCCCCCTCTCCGAGCCACAAAAAAAGCTCATCCGCGACTACCCGCACTCAGCACTTCCGCACCCCCGCACTAGCGTAGTATGATATTCGTGATTAGGTCCGCCGTGTATAAGACGTCTTCTTTTTTCGTGTCGTATCCGAAGCTGATGCGCAGCACGCCCGCCTTGAGCTCGGTCGGCAGGTCCAGTGCGTACACCACGTGCGACGCCTTGTTGGAGTCGGTGTTGCAGGCCGAGCCTATGCTGATGATGACGCCCTGCTTCTCCAGCGCGCGCTTGACCTCTACGTTGCAGATGCCCGGCCGCCGGATGGCCATGAAGACCGTCCACGGCACGACGATATCTCCGGAGGAGGTCGGCTTCGGCGCAAGCCAGACCACGAGCGGCTTGTCCGAGTTGAGCCGGCCGTCGATGAAGTCGTCGATGAAGACGGTCTTCACGCGCTTCGCGATCCGCGCCATGAACAGTCGCCGCAGGTCGCGCAGCTGCGTATTCTTAGAGTCGCGATGCTCAAGAGTGTGCTTGAAGCCGGCATAGGCGCCCGCGATCGCCGGCGTGTTCATGGTGCCGCCGCGCAGGCCGTAGTTCTGCGTCCCGTACACGATCGGCTGCAGATCGTACTCCGCAACCAGACTCTTGCGCACGATCAGCGCGCCGATGCCGGGCGGGCCGTACAGCTTGTGGAAGGACACCGAGACGGCGTCGATGCCCCACTCGACGAGGCGCATGCGCGACCTTCCAAAGAACTGCACTGCGTCGGAGTGGAAGGCGATATTGTGGTGCGCGGCGATCTGGCCGATCTTGATGATGTTGTTGTTCGCGCCCGTCTCATTGTTCGTGGTCATGATCGTGATCAAAGCCGTGTTCGGCCGGATCGCGGCCTGCACGTCCTCCGGATTCACGGTGCCGAAAAACTCGCCCTGCGTGCGCACCGGGATCTTGGTGAGCTCGAGCGCGCGCTCCCGCGCCAGCTGCTCGCAGCACATGAGAATGCTCTTGTGCTCCACCTCGGAGGTGATCACGTGCGGCACCACGCCGGTTTTGAGGCTGTACGCCCGACACACAGCAGTAATGATGTGGGAGTTGGACTCGGACGCGCCAGATGTGAAGATTATGGCGTAGGAGAGATGGGGCGTCCCCTCCATCGGAAACATGCAGTCGGTGGCAATAGCGTCGCGGAACGCGTTTATGAGTTTTTTGCAGTCTCCGGCCTCTCTGGTCTCGGCGGACGGGTTCCCCTTGTTTATCCACTTCATCATGGCGCGCACGACGCTGTCGGGCACCATGGTGGTGGCGTTGTTGTCGAAGTACACTTTTCTTGCGCGCGGCCTCGCGGCCCCGCCGGAGGAGACTTCCATGGTCCGCATCTTATTAGATGCCGCAAAAAACGAGTTTGCCAAAGCGCGTACTAGCTCGTACGAAACTCCAGACGAGTGATGTTCAGATTGTACTCTCGACCAGTTGCGTTATACAGCTCGTCGACGACCCGGCGTCGGTCCGCGCTGGCCATGCTCACCAGTAGCGCCTCTGTGACGGTGTGCGGCTCGCGTATCCGCCGGACCGAGTCTGGGATCTCGACCCGCAGTCCGGCGATGCCCAGTTCTCGCTCGATCAGCTCGCGCAGCTTCCGCGGCGCGAATACGACGCAGCGCCGTCGAGAGTCGGGCGCCGCCCGGTCAGCGCGTCCCCCCAGGAGGTCGCGCACGTAGGAGCCCGGACTGCCGATGCCGATGGATCCCCCCACCTTCTCCAAGAAAGGGGCGGGGTCTTCGGAGCGCAACAGCGCTAGAACGACACACACCAGCGAATCCGTGTCAGCGTACGATGTGTCTGGAAATGACTCAATGAATTTCTGCACGTCTAGTGCCGCGAGCGCCACCATAGATGTTTCGGAGCAGTAGTCCCCGGACAGAACCTTCATGCAGACTGGACACTTGCTCAGCTTGTACGCGGCGCAGTCGGCGCAGATGACGGCTTGGCAGCAGTGGTAGACGGTTACGATCGGATCCAAACCGTCCGACGAGTCTGAGAATTCCGCCATGCAGCACCGACACTCTCCCTCGGAGATGCCGTCCATCAGTCGATTGATGGTGGTAACATGCTTGCTGCGTCGCTGCGCTATCGCGATCGCCAGATCCTCCGCGGACTTCAGTCCTCCGATGAGCTTGTTGGCCTGCTTAATATCTCCGGCATCGACGAGTTTCTGCGCACGTATGTCTGTGTCCAGCTCATTTGCGATTGGCTTTAGCAGTAGCTTTAGTAGCGACTCGGGGCCTCTGTTGGTGCGCGCCGCGCCTGCCGCGCCTCGAACTATGTAGAACTGCTCGGCCAGGACAGTGTTCGTCATGGAGCGCTCCACGAACTTCTTGCTGATGGTGATGGTGAAGTGCGCGCGGATGTTCTCGTCGCGGCAGAGCTGGGACAGGGGATTGTCGTAGAAGTCGGCGCGCAGGAACGAACCCATGTGCGGATGCGTGTTCATCTTGATCGCCGGCACGCACTGACGCTGGCGCCGGCAGACAAGCCACGTAAACGCCGCCGGAAGCAACTGATCCGCGCTGGACAGTCGCAGAGAGTCAAAGTCGTCTACGATCACGCGCGCGACAGCGTATCCCTCCAAGCGCCTCTTGAGGGTTCCCAGGATGCTCTCTCGGTAGCCACCGGCGGTCTTCGAGGTTCCGTGCTTGACGAGTATGGTGTCCGGCCACGGCGTTCCGTCACTCATGCACAGATTATCCTCCGGCAGCGGGAGCGGGAAGTTGGCCGCGTCGCGAGCGTTGAGGATCTCATACAGTGCGCGATCCTGCATACGCTCGCGCATCCTTGCGATGCCCTCGGCATCGGACACGTAAACGGTTACCGGAATGGGACTCACGTCTATCTGTATGAGCGCGCCGTATGGGAGCTCCCATCTAACGGACTCGGCGCCCCACTGGCCCGGAAGTGGTCCGTCGCGCATGAGCGCCTCGCACGCCTCGGTCTTTCCGACCGGAAGACGCTCCACGACGACACCTACGCTGGATCGCGTCTCCAAGACGTCGCCGTCGTCGACCATCGTCACAACCGGATCCCGCTCCATCGCGCGCATGGCGTGCAGCAGCGCCCGCTGGAGATCAGAGAGCTGTCGTGAACAGGACGCAGGAGCGGCAAGAGGAGAACGCGCATCCAGATATTTGAACATGTGTGACGATTCTACATATGCGGCCATTATGACATATACAGGTGGACTCGTGTTATCTATCCAGGATCTGAAGGCGAAGGTGGGAGTGAAGGGCTACTCCAAGATCCTGAAGGCTTTGACAGTGACACAGAAACTGTCGCACAATGCGGCTAAGTACGGCTTTCCGATATCGATCCGCGCGTATAGGATATCTGGCAACAGTCTAATTATTCCGCGCGTGAAGTCTTCTGCGGTCAAGCGCACCGGCGCTGGCGACGGCGAGTATCACCTGCACGCGTCGGAGCCTATCGACATGGACCTCGGCAGCACGACCTTCTACGACTACCAGCAGGCCGCGATCGATTATATCACCGGCGTCGTCCTCGAGGAGCAGCATGGCCTAGCGTATCTGCAGCTCGGCACGGGGCTCGGGAAGACGCGCACAGCCATCGGCATCATGGCCGTCCTCTCGGTGAAGACCATCGTGGTCGTTCCCGCGAAGAGTCTCCAGAGTCAGTGGCTCAAGGAACTGTCGGTTCTGTCACCCAACACTGTCGCGATCGCATACAGCAACCCTCTCGGAGAACTGGTGGAGTGCGATG